ATAAATGTTTTTTTGAAAACAATTGATATGATTCATTAAAATAAAAAAATGTATAATAAAGTTTTTAATTTACAGGATTTTGAGATTTTTAATAAAATTCTATTAGAAAATCAGTGGAATTGTTTTCCACCTCAGCATCAATGGGAACACAGTACTCATGTTTGTAAAGTTGTAAGTTTACTTGAAATAGTAAAGCAATTTGATAAACCACAAAAAATCGTAGACATAGGATCTGCTGCTGGAGCCTTTCCACACTTAGCACAAAAAATGGGACATGATGTAACTGCTATTGATCTGGAGGGGTATAAGTACTTTTCTCAACTTGGAACAAATGCACTTTCTAAACTAATTACTGGAGATATTTTTGTAGAACTTGATAAACTGGAAGACAATAGCGTAGATATTTTTTCTGATGTCTGCTCAGTTACTCATTTTAATCACGAATCATTTACAAACAAAGTTCATGATTTAAATCAATGGGAAAGAGTTTCTCAAAAAATTCACAGACCTTTGAAAAAGAATGGGCACTTTATAGTTTCAACAGATTGTAATGTTAGTAATACAAATGGTGAATTTATTTCACCATCCAAAATTATTGAATATGTTGAAAAAAATGGATTTGCTCTAAATGGTGAGTACAAAAAAGAATATGAAAATACAGATTGTTATATTGTATATAATGGTCAAAAACTTTCAGTAGTGTGCTTGGACTTCATAAAGTTATGAAAAAAAAATTTGCTGTATGTTTTTCTGGATATCCTAGATTTGTCAAAAAAACATTTCCTGGGATATCTGAAAATTTATTAAAAGGACTGGGTGATTATGACATATATGCACACTTTCAATGGACTGATGATTGGAAAAATAAAAAAATCCATCATTGTTTTGATAAAACATTCGAATCAAATGAATTAGAAGATTTTATTGAAGTATATACTCCATTTAATCTAAAAAAAATAAATGTAATTAAACCATATAATTTTGACGTATCAAATTACAATGGACTATCGTTATATCCTGGAATGAATTTAACGATTGAACAGAGTAGAGATCAATTTTATAGAAGTAAGTGTCAATATCAGGGAATAGTTGATTGTATTAATTTAATTGATAATTTGGAAGATTATGAATACTTTATCAGGATTAGATCTGATTTGATTTTTGAAAAGAAGTTAGAACTTAAAAATTTTGATAGCGATTGTATTGTAAATCAAAATGGATATATTGCTGGTTGGGATAGGAAATTTTGCGATTGGTTTTTTATCTGTCCGCGAAATCAATTAAACTTTTTTAAAGAACTTTCTAATATTGAACACCATTATAAAGACGGAATAGTTGCAATGCATTCTTTAGTAGAAGAATTGGGTATTCCATATAATATGAAAATTGACGAATTTAATATTCAATTACCATTTAAATTTTACTCTGAATAAACTGTATGAAAGTAGCATTAATTTTATCTGGTCAACCCAGATTTGTAAGAGAATCTTTTCCATATCTGCATCAAAATATTATCAATCAATATGATGTTGATATTTTTGCACATTTATGGTTTGATGAAAATCTAACTAAAAATCCATATAAAGTTGAAGGTAATTGGACTTCTCAAACAATTGATCAAAATGCTGTAGAATATTTCAAAGAACTTTATAGACCAAAATTAATTGAAGTTGAAGAAAGTATTCTTTTTAGAAATAAAAATTTAAACTTTGAACCTAGTTTAAAAAAGTATGTGAATTGGCCTACACCAAATGCTCCTGAAAATATGAAAAATGGAACCGAAGGGTTTTCAAATTTGATTAAATCAAATCAGATATCATATTTTTATAGTTTGAATAAGGCAAATAATTTAAAAAGAAAATATGAATATACTCATGATTTTAAGTATGATTGGGTAATTAGAACAAGAACAGATATTCAGTTGCATAATGCATTAAGACTAGAAACCTATGATTCAAACTTTGTTCATTACACTGACATTAATAATCAAGAGTCTGTAACTCCTGGTTTGATATGTGATTGGATAAATTTTGGAAATTCTTATGTGATGGATATATTTAATAGTTGTTTTTCGGTTTATGACCATCTCATAAATATGTGCATAGAAACTAACGAAGGATCCTGGTGTCCAGAATTAGTTCACCGAAAAATGATTGAATTGCACGGTATTAAAGCACAAGGGCACTTCATTTCAGCATCTTTACCTAGATTTTAATATGAATATAGTAATACCCATGGCAGGAGAGGGAACTAGATTTCCCCGAGATCAGTATAAAATACCCAAGCCACTAATAGAGATTAATGGTAAACCAATGATTCAATGTGCTGTTGAATCTCTTGGAATAATAGGAACTTATCATTTTCTGGTTAGAAAAGATAGTTATTATGATCAGGTATGTACCCTTCTTCACAAAATTCTTCCAGATCCAAAAATTATTAGTGTTGAGGAAACTACCGAAGGTCCTGCTTCAAGTTGTCTCTTATTTAAAAACTACATTAATAACGAGGAAGAATTAATTATATGTAATTGTGATCAAATAATGTTATGGGATCCTGAATTATTCTTGTTAAACGCTAGGTACTATAAGTATGATGGTATGATCGTAACATATAGTACTAATACTCCAAAAAATAGTTTTGCCCGCGTTAACTTTGAAGGATTTGTGGAACAGATCAAAGAGAAGGAAGTTATTAGTAATATATCTTTAAATGGAATACATTATTGGAGAAAAGGTAAATATTTTGTACACAGTGCCGAAAATATGATACAATGTGATGATAGAGCTCCTAATGGTGAATTCTACGTTGGTCCAACCTATAACTATATGATAAAGGATGGACTGAAAGTAGGTGTTCATCATATTCCAAACTACCAACACAATCCAGTGGGAGTTCCAGAAGATCTACAACTTTATATTGAAAAAGTAAAAAACAATGCAAATTACAAAAATCACTGATTATGTTAGGGGGTGGTTTATTGGAAACTTTGAACCTTCGGTATTAAAAACATCAGATTTTGAAGTCGGTGTTTTAACACATAAAAAGGGAGAATACTGGGCACCACATTATCATAAAGAAAGTATCGAATATAATGTCCTGATAACTGGTAAAATGGTTGTTCAGGGAAATGAGTTAAATAGTGGTGATGTATTCGTATTTTCCAAGGGAGAGATTGCTGATCCAATTTTTCTTGAAGATTGTACATTAGTTGTTGTAAAAGTACCTTCTATTCCATCTGATAAATTTGAGGTTGAAAAATGAAATTTTTTAGAGAATTAACTGAACAAGAAAAAAATCGCTGTGTAGTTGCAACATATTATATTGAATCTTATGAACAAATTGGTTCACTGAGAGATGCTGCTTGGAATCTCGCAATTGGACAAAGTGTAGGTAATCCAAAAGTTCGTAACCGCTGGGAAAGTGATGAACTTTTTGAACTGGCATCTTGCGTCATTTATGAAGATGAGCAGGAACTCTCCCAAAAATTTTCTGGAAAAGTTAAAATTGGTTTTCCTAAGGTTAATACTGATTGGGAAGGTGACGGTATTTCTCATCTTCTTTGTCAAGTAATGGGTGGGCAGTTAGACATTGATGTTTTTAAAGTTTGTCGTCTTCAGAAACTAGAATTTCCTGCAGATGTAGAATCATTTTTTCTTGGACCCAAGAATGGTATTGATGGTATCCGTCAGTTTGTTAATCGCTATGACAAACCACTTTCGGGTGCAATTGTAAAACCAAAGACCGGTATTTCACCACAAACTCTTGCTGAAATGGTCAAGGAACTTCTTGATGGTGGTGTAGATTTTATTAAGGAAGATGAGATTCTTTCCAATCCTTCATTCTGCCGTCTAGAGGATCGTGTAGAGTTGATTTCCAATATTGTGAATAACTGTGGAAGAAATGTAATTTATACATTTTGCATTAATGGTGATCACCATACTATTCTTGATCGTGCTAAGTTTGTTGCAGATAATGGTGGTAATGGAATTCATATCAACTTCTGGTCTGGTCTTGGAGTTTACAACTCCGTAAGAAAAATGAATCTTCCTTTGTTCATGCATTATCAAAAAAGTGGTGACAAGATTTTGACTGATAAGAGGCACGCATTTGGTATTGATTGGGATGTTCTATGCGATCTTGCTGGACTTTGTGGTGTGGATACTATTCATGCTGGAATGTGGGGTGGTTATCTGAGTGATGACGAAGATGAACTACGTCAAACTATGGCAACACTTCACAAGAGAAATGTTCTCCCGGCACTGAGTTGTGGAATGCATCCAGGTATCGTGAATACTACTGCAGAGAAATTTGGAACTGACTTCCTTGCAAATTGTGGTGGTGCAATTCATGGACATCCTGGTGGAACTCTATCTGGTGCGTTGGCGATGAGGCAGGCAATTGATAAAACTCCTGGTCCAGAATTCCGTTCCGCTATCGATAAATGGGGTTATGAAACTGGTGGTGGATCTTTGCCTGAGTGGGTACTAGATTTTTGATATGAAAATTATTTCTCATCGAGGCAATTTAACTGGCATTAATCCAATTAGAGAAAATAGTATCGATTATATTGAAGAGGCTATTGCTGAAGGATTTGATGTTGAAATTGATTTGAGAGTTGAGGATCATCAGTGTTATCTTGGTCACGACGATCCTCAATATTATGTGACCATGGAATGGCTGAGAAAATATAAAGATGTTCTTTGGATTCATTGTAAGAATCGTGAGGCACTTGAAAAAATATCTAGTTCTGTGGTAGAATTTAACTACTTTTGGCATGAGAGTGATCGATACACTTTAACCAGCAAGGGAATTGGGTGGGTTTTAGTCGGACAACTACCATATTCAAAATCTGTGATTGTCTTGCCTGAAAATAGTGAATTGTTCTCTCAAAATCCAGAATACATACAAGAAGGATACGGTATTTGTACTGATAATCCAATTTTTTATAAAAAAATAGTAAAAGAGATTAAACCTTATGAAGTGGCAAACTGATCTTATCAAAGATATTAGAAGCAATACCCCATATGATGATACCGAAGCAGGTATCAATCATTTTCTACATATCTGGCCTGGTATTGAAGAAGATCCTGGTGTTCTAAATCCTTTTGATGGTGTTGAGTGTAGTGAGTGTAACAAAGCAGCTTTGTTGGAGCAATTTTTAAAAGTTCGTGATAATTGTGAAGCAATTCTTGAAATTGGAATTGGTAGAAATGGTGAAAATTCTTTTGCTCACGTTTTCTTTAAAAATAAAAAAGAAGAAACTAAGTATGTAGGAATTGACATTGAAGACCGTAGTTGGCTGATTGATTGTGGTGAAAACATCTACACAATTCAAGGTAGTAGTTCAAACTATGAGGAAAATGTAGAAATCTTCAAAACTATGGGGATTGAAAAGTTTGATTTTATTTTTATTGATGGCGACCATAGTGTAAATCAAGTTCTTAGAGATTGGGAATATTCAAATCTTCTTAATGAAGGTGGTATTGTTGGATTCCATGATACTAGTCATCATACTGGACCTTATCTATTCGTTAGAAATTTAAATAAGGATGTTTGGGATGTAATTGAAAATGCTTGCCCACAAGACTATGGAATTGGATTTGCTAGAAAAAAATAAATCATGAATCACATTGAAAAACTAAAGTCAAAGTATAAAGTTATTGTTTGGGGATTTAAACCTAATTCCCAAGGAATTTATAAAAATACTGTAGGATATGTTTGGAATGGATTTTATAGAGGTTTCAAATCATTAGGGTTTGAAACCTATTGGTTTTCTGATGATGATTATGATGAAACAATAGATTATTCTAATTGTATCTTCATCGCTGAAGCCTGGGATAGTAATAAGATACCCATTAATGATACTTCTATTTACTATGTGCATTGTGCATACGATCCTGCCAAATATATTGGAAAGGTGAAGAAGTTCGTTGACATGCGTTATAATCAAAAATATATGCGTAATCCAAATTATATTTTTGATCGAAATAAAGATGAAGACGTTAAATTGGGACCATGTTGCTATTATCAACAGTCTACAAATAAAACCATTCATCTTAAGAATGGATATGTTGACTATGATATTGAAGACTTTGATAAAATTTACACAAACTGGGCAACCGATTTACTTCCCGAAGAAATGAATGAAAATGACATTTATTTGGAAAGGGAAAATCTAATTGTATTTCTTGGGACAGTCTATTCTGATCAATACACAAATATTCCAGAATTACAGGAATTTGCACAGGTTTGTGAAAAAAATAATGTCAATTTCTTAGTTAATCCTTACTCTTATGGATCTGACCAAATTTCTGTCAGTGATTACATATCAAATTACAAAAGATCATTATTTGGATTGGATTTAAGGGGTAAGGATAATAGAGAAACTGGATATATCCCATGTAGGGTATTCAAAAATGCAAGTTATGGTCTTTTAAGTACAACGAATTCTGAAGAAGTTTATAAAGAAATGGAAGGTTATTGTGTTTATAATCCTTCCGTGACTCAATTATTTTATGATGCTATGCAAAAAAGAACAGATTTTGAATTCATTAAAGACTCTTTTTATTATGTAAAAGAAAATCATACTTATATCAATAGATGTTCTGACCTACTGAAAATTTTATGAAAGTAGCATTTTGTTTTTGTGGACAACCTAGAAATGTTGTTAAAACTCTTGATAACATTAAGGAATCGTGGGGAACTAATCAAGAATTAGATTTTTTCTTCCATACATGGAAACCTGACGGCACAACTCCTTATCGGATTGATACGCCGTCTGATTTTTATTTTAAGGGTATTGAGCAATACTTACTGAAAAAATTAAATCCAGTTATGTATGAAATTCAGGAGCAAATAATCTTCGAAAATCAATATGAAGATTCTCCTCACTGGCCTACCCGTAGTGTTTTTATTCCAAATCCATCTCAAAATATTCAATCATTTTTTTACTCTTTAAAAAAATCTAATGATTTAAAGAGGCAATATGAAATCGAAAACAATTTTCGTTACGATTGTGTAATTAGATGTAGATTTGATTATATCTTTACAAAGAAATACAATGTTAAAGATTTTGACTTAAATTATTTAAATGTAAAAAATGATTGTAAGCATACTGAATATGCAATTAATGATCATATTGCAGTATCAAATAGTGAAAATATAGATGCTTATTGTTCTGTATTTGATAATCTTGAAAAATATTATAATCAGGGTATTGAGTTCAATGCTGAAGTAATGCTAGGATATAATGCTATGATGCATGGATTAAAATATCACAAAACTCTTGGTGATGGTAAAGAGTCTTATGTATCAACTCAATTTGAAAGAGCGAAGGTTTTCTCATGAATATTGCTTTTATTGGTCCTGGTGTAATGCCAATCCCACCAGATGGTTGGGGTGCAGTGGAAATGATGATTTGGGATTATGCTACAATTATGGGTGATCTTGGTCACACTGGTGCAATCATTAATACTCCAGATAGGAATGAAATTATTAATGAATTGATGCAGGATAAATTTGATGTGGTTCACTTACATTATGATGTGTTCCATGACATAATCCCAATTATACTTGAAACTATAGATACAAAACTAATCGTTTCTAGTCATTATCCATATATTAACAATCCTAGTATGTGGAATCGTGATAATTATCATCCAATAATGAATTCTTATGCGAGAAACGATAATTTTTATATCTTTGCATCTAGTCAAAATGACATCAATACATTTATAAACCATGGTGCAAAAGAAGAAAATTGTTGGATGAGTAGACTAGGAGTTCTTTCTAGTTCTTACAAGTTTGATCAGAATCATACATATGAAAAAACTCTGTGCTTCTCTCAAATTTGTGACCGTAAGCGACAGTATTTAATTCAAGATTTTGATGATGTTGATTTTGTTGGTCGTATAGAATATGGTAAATTTAATAATCGAAAAAATTATAAAGGAGAATATACTAGAGATACTTTAAATTCTGAAATTACAAAGTATGGTAATTTTACACTATTAAGTTCTATTGAAAATACAACTCCTCTTGCAGTAAAAGAAGCTCTAGTTTGTGGGTTGGGTGTAGTTGTTTCTGAAGCAGTTTCTTTAGAATTAGATTGCACTCAAAAATTTATTGATGTAATTCCTGAAAATAAGATCAATGATTTATCTTTTCTACATGATGTGATTAAATCTAATCGAGAGTATTCTATTTCTCATAGAGAGGAAATAAAACAATATGGTGATAATGTTTTTGGATTGCAGAGTATCATTGAAAATGAATATATTCCAAAATTAGAATCTCTACTATGAAAATAAGTATTATTGGTCCAAATACTCCCATCCCTCCTATTGGATGGGGTGCTGTTGAGAGTTTGATATGGGATGTCAAACTAACATTAGATGAATTGGGACACAATGTTCAGATCATCAACGTTGGAGATCCTTATAAGATCATTCAAATGATTAACGAGTATCGTCCAGATTTTGTTCACATCAATTATGATGATTGGATTAGTATCTATCCATATGTTCAATATCCATGTGCGGTAACAACACACTTTGCATATATTGAACGACCAGAAATGATGGGCGATTATCGCCAAAGAATTTTCGATCAGTTTAAAAAAATTAAACCAAATGTATTTGGATTGTCTGAAGGGATTAATCACATCTACGAAAATCTTTCAAATATTCCTAAAAGCAAACTTTATTTGAACCACAATGGTGTTGCCTTAAAAAATTTTAGAGTAACTTCAAATCCAAAGTATTCTGATAGATCAATCTATCTTGCAAAAATCGATTACAGAAAACGGCAACATATGTTTCAAAAAATTGATTCTCTTTGGTATGCTGGGAATATTGCAGATTATAGATTTGACTCTAATAAAAATTATCTTGGTGAGTGGCAAAAAAATTATCTTTATGAAAACTTGACTGAGTATGGTAACTTAGTTCTATTGAGTGATGGTGAGGCACATCCTCTAGTTTGTATGGAAGCATTTGCTGCTGGACTGGGGGTAGTTATTAGTCAGTGGGCAGCGGCAAATTTAGATCTTAAAAAAGAGTTTATTACGGTTATACCTGAAGATAAAATAAATGATATTGAGTTCGTCGATGAATGTATTAAACGTAATAGGGAATATTCTATTCAAAATAGGAGTGAGATATTAGAATATGCAAAACAGTTTGATTGGAAAAATGTAATCAGCAATTATTACATACCAAATATTAAAAAGGTTATTGAATTATGATAGGATTTAATTCTTTAGGAAAACTTGGAAGATTTGGAAATCAAATGTTTCAATATGCTGCTCTCAAAGGAATCGCTAGTAATCGAGGATATGAAATTTGCATACCAATATCTGAGAGTAAAAATGAATGGACTGATCATCAACTTAACTGTGCATTTAAGATGTCAACTTTAAATCAGTTGAACTATCAATACATTGACTATGATCGTCCTACTGTAGTTGAAAGTGGATTTTCTTTTGATGAAAAATTATTTAATGAGTGTCCTGATTGGGTAACTATTCAAGGGTTTTTTCAAACAGAAAAATACTTTAAACATATTCGCAATCAACTCTTAATTGATTTTCAATTTCATGATGATATTTTAGAACCTGCAAAAGAAGTTATTCTAAATTGGAAAAATCCAGTTGCTCTTCATATACGCAGAACGGATTACATTACAAATCCAAATCACAGTGTATTACCTATTGAGTATTACGAAAAATCTTTGAAAGAATTTGATGAAAATTGTGAAATAATTATATTCTCTGATGATCCTCAGTGGTGTGCAGAGCAAAAACTTTTTGAATCTGATAGATTTATGATTTCTGAAACAGATAATAACTACTTAGACATGTGCCTTATGTCTCTTTGCTCTGGGCATATTATTGCCAATAGTTCTTTTAGTTGGTGGGGTGCGTGGTTGTCGAATAGTAAAAAAGTTATTGCCCCATCAAATTGGTTTGGTGAGTCTCATAATAAACACCTAGATACTAAAGATCTTATACCGGAAAATTGGATGGTGATTTGATGAAAGTTGCAATTGTATTCATTGGTACTTCAAAGTATTTAAATTTTCTTCCAAAATACTATGACAATATCCATGAAAATTTTCTTCCCAATTCAGAAAAAACATTTTTAGTTTTTACCGATGGTGAGGGAGATTTTCCTGAAGATATTAAAGTCTACCCTCAGGAACATCTTGAGTGGCCTTATATTACATTAACTCGTTTTGAGATTATTAATAGGGCAAGGGAAGAAATTCTTAAAAATGATTGGTTAGTATTTTTGGATGCCGATACTCTTGTTGTAGATAAAGTATCTGAAGAAGAATTTTTTACAGACAAGCATTTATTTGGAGTTTGGCATCCTTGCCATTACTTACAAATGCCTCCGCATAATAAATTGCCTGGAGCATTTGAAACTAATTCAAAATCTTTATCTTATGTTGACGTTGAAAAGGAAATGCCATCCATTTACTATCAGGGATGTTTATGGGGAGGAAAAGTTCCTTATGTGCTAGAAATGATTGATGAACTTCAAGATAGGGTAAATAAAGATCTTGATAATGATGTTGTTGCTATTTGGCATGATGAAAGTCATTTGAACAAATATTTTATAGAACATAACAACGATGTTCATACTTTAAATTCTGAATATGCTTATCCTGAAGTATTTTCTGAATATTGTAACTTTGAACCAAAAATTATTCACCTTGCAAAAGATAATTCTAAGTATCAAACTTAAAAAATGGACAAAAATAAATCTGCATATAAACTAAAAAACATTGCTCCAATTTATTATCTTAATCTTGATGGGCAACCTGAGAGAATGGAGTACATGGAGGAGCAATTTAAATATTGGGAAATAGAAAATTACACTCGCATTTCTGCTTATGATGGACGTGAAGATGATCTAAGCGATATTGTCAAGGGACGTTATCCAGAAAATATGACTTCTGGAGAAATTGGATGTACAACTTCTCATCTAAAAGCAATTAAACACTGGTATGAAACTAGTGACTCTCCCTATGCAATTTTCATGGAAGATGATGTGGACTTGCAACTTGTTAAATTTTGGAATTTTACATGGAAGGATTTTGCATCTAAATTGCCTTATGATTGGGATGTTATTCAACTTGCAATTATCTGCACAGGAAACCTACACGTAAAACTTCACAAAAGGTTTGTAAATGATTTTTCTACCGCTGCATACATGATTACGCGACATCATGCAGAAAAACTCATAAAATTTCATATTCGTGATGATAAGTACAAATTAGATCAAGGTGTAAAACCTAGAGCAGTTGCAGATGATCTAATTTATAACTCTGGTAATACGTATTCAATACCTCTATTTCTGTATCGTATTGAACTTGGGTCATCAATTCATCCAGAACATATTGATGTTTTTCATCGAGGTAGTCATGATGGACTGCTTCAATTTTGGGAAAAGCAGGGGTATGAAATGAATATTGATGATCTGATGGACTATGATCCATATTTGGGAAGAATCACGGAGTCTTCCCAACCGCACGGTCAGTGAATCCTTACAAAATCGCTTGACAGCAACTCCTCTCTCATATATAATGTTGTTACAATTCGTAATAAAAAAATGACCGTTACAACTAATGAACGTGGGCAGCAAAATATTTTTGCTAAAGAACCCACGATGTATTATGAAAATTATGGAATGTATTCCCCTAACGAAATTAAGGAGCGGACTAATGGACGCTGGGCAATGCTCGGCATTATTGCTGGGTTTATTTCTTATTCTATCACTGGCAACTTCTTCTTCGGTATCTTCTGATGACTGAAGTAATCTTTACTTTCACCTCAGTTGCATTTTTTGTGCTTTTGGGGTATGCTGTTAATCAACTCTCTGAGACATATTGATGACTGCTGAAATGCTTGAGAAACTTACTATTGCCCTCCAAGAACTTGGTTGGGATGTTGATGATGAACTTTCTGTAGACATTGGTGGTGTGGCTGTCACAGGAACTGCCACTAACCCTGAAGCAAATCCAAAATGGGCAAAACCATTTGGAACTGTCTCTTATCAAAATGATGCTTTCATTGTAATTAAAAATAAGAACAGGAACCCAGTTGTTCCTTCAGTTCCAAATCCTGATCTCAAACAAAAACATTCTTAATAAGGAGTAAACTAATGGAAAAAATCTTTACTGAAAAAGCAGAACGCTGGAATGGTCGTCTTGCAATGCTAGGATTCGTCGCCGCTGTTGGTGCATATCTTATTACTGGTCAAGTAATTCCTGGAGTATGGTGAATCCATAATAATTGAAGACCCTCTCTATATAAAGGAGAGGGTCTTTTTTTATGCCTAGAAATATTTTGACTAAAGATGAAATTCGAGTCCATGTTGAAAAATTGAAAAAAGAGTTGTATAATAGTGAGGTCTCTTGGACTTCGGATCCCAAATCTCTTGCTCACCAGTATCTCAATCGAGTCTTAGATAAGATCGCTGAGTACAGGGGTTGACGGGAAACGAACCAAGTGCTATACTAAATAAGTGTTAAGGAATGTTAGCAAATACTAACAAACCTTAACAATTCATGTAAACCTAACGTTCTTTTTAAAACTATGACTGCTACTATCGCTCGTCAGCGTGGTGGAAGTAACACTTGGGAACAATTCTGTGAGTGGGTAACTTCTACCAATAACCGTCTTTATGTCGGTTGGTTTGGAACTCTAATGATTCCTACCCTTCTCGCTGCTACTATTTGTTTCATTGTTGCTTTCATTGCCGCCCCTCCCGTAGACATACTGCTTTAATCTGTGTCCTTCATCCGTAAGGGTGATGTTAAAACTGGGTGAATTGCTGGAAACCGAAAGGCAATCAGCAGCCAAGCCTTAGGTACACCTAAGGAAGGTTCAGAGACTACCTGAGGGGTTTAGTCCCCTTAATAACAGGCAAGAGTGCCCAGCCCCTTTAATAACTTATAAAGGGTGAAGATATAGTCCAAACTTCACAGAGTAATCTGTAACAACCTAAGTCTTATGATATGGTTGTTTATATGAAGTTGAGACGGGATTCGTGAACCAGTCGCTGGTTCTCTAATGTATGGAAACAACATCATTTCTGGTGCTGTTGTTCCTAGTTCAAATGCGATTGGATTGCATTCGTAAAGGAGTGCCTTATATCAGAAATGGTATAAGAAAATCGGGTGAATTGCTGGAAACCTAACCCAGTAAAAGGATAAAAATGTATAAATAATAATATGGAATACACTTTTATCCTAATGACTATCTACGAACAGTTTATTGAGTATTGTAAATCAAACAACTTTGATAGTGAGTATTATGAAAAACACCATATTGTCCCAAAACATAATGGTGGAACTGACGAAAAAGAAAATCTGATTTACTTACCTCCTCATATTCATACACTCGCACATTATTATCGTTGGTTGTCATTTCAGGAAATAGGTGACAAAGTTGCTTATGAAATGAGATGGAACCAAGATATTAAAAGTGTAAAACTTCGTTCTCAACTTGCTGTTAAAAGTAATAAAGAAAAAGGTAATCTTTTTTGGAATACTGAATGGCAAAGAGAACAAGGATTAAAGGGTGGAAAAAAAGGAGGTTCTGCTAATACTCAAAACCAGTTTCTTGCCAGACAAAAAGTTGGTAAAACTTATGGAAAGCAAGTTGGACTTTCAAGACAAAAAGGTGATTTAGTAGAAATGCTAAAAAACTCAACGACTTGGAAACATAAAACTGGAAAAACTGTTACTCTTCCTCCACAAGAAAGTATTACTAAACTTTGTGAGAAACTTCAAAGTATTGAATATTTTGAAACTCCTAACAAAGCTCTTATAGGAAAACTTCTTCGTGCAGAAAAGAAACAACTTTATGGATGGTCTTTTACTGGTATGGCAATCAGCAGCCAAGTCCCAAGTACACTTGGGAAAGGTTCAGAGACTACCTGAGGAGTTCAGTCTCCTTAATAACAGGTTTAAGTGCCCGACACCCTCAATTTAGGGTGATGATATAGTCCACACCATATGGAAACTTATGGGTTATGTGTTCTATCCAATCTGGGAAGCTGCTTCCCTTGATGAATGGCTCTACAACGGTGGTCCTTACCAACTTGTAGTCTTCCACTTCCTTATTGGTATCTATACCTATATGGGTCGTGAATGGGAACTTTCATACCGTCTAGGTATGCGTCCTTGGATCTGTGTTGCTTACAGTGCTCCCGTCGCTGCTGCTTCTGCTGTGTTCCTGGTCTATCCTTTCGGTCAAGGTTCTTTCTCTGATGGTATGCCTCTGGGTATCTCTGGTACTTTCAACTTCATGCTTGTGTTCCAGGCAGAGCACAACATTCTGATGCACCCATTCCATATGATGGGCGTGGCTGGCGTATTTGGTGGTTCTCTATTCAGTGCTATGCACGGTTCTCTAGTAACTTCAAGCCTAGTACGAGAAACTACCGAAAATGAAAGTCAAAATTATGGTTACAAGTTCGGTCAAGAAGAAGAGACCTACAACATCGTAGCTGCACATGGTTATTTTGGTCGTCTTATCTTCCAATATGCTTCGTTCAACAACTCTCGTTCACTGCACTTCTTCCTTGCTGCTTGGCCAGTTGTAGGTATCTGGTTCACTGCTCTTGGTGTAAGCACCATGGCCTTCAATTTGAACGGAATTAATCTAAATCAGTCTATCCTTGATAGTCAGAATCGTGTTATTAATTCTTGGGCAGATGTGCTAAATCGTGCCAACCTCGGGATCGAAGTAATGCACGAAAGGAACGCACATAATTTTCCTCTAGATTTGGCTGCTGTTGAGCACACTCCTGTTGCTCTAACTGCACCTTCTATTGGTTGATAAAAACTTAATAGTTTTTAAGACCTCCTTCGGGAGGTCTTTTTTTATGTCTAATTGACTAAATAGTTAAATCTATGGTATAATAAGTTTAACTATGAATATCCAAACCATGAAAACATGCAATGTATGTGGTAAAATAAAATCACTTTCGGAATATTATCCGACAAGATTTAAAAGTAAAGAGTTTCCTGACAAAACTTATTATCATGGAAAATGCAAATCTTGTTTTATTAAGGCAAAACAAAAAGACTATACTCCAGATAAAGGAAGAGATAAAAATCTAAGGCATAAGTATGGAATATCATTAGAAGATTATAATATTCTTTTAGAAAAACAGAATAATTGCTGTGCTATTTGTAGAAGCACAGATCCAAAAGGTAGAAAATCTGGCAGGGGAGGAGCAGTAGAAGTTTTTTATGTTGATCACGACCATAAAACTGGAAATGTGAGAGGATTGCTTTGTAACATTTGTAATAGAACTATGGGGTATATTGGTGAAAATTCTGGTGTATTAGAAGAAATGATTAAATACCTCGAACAACATAAATCAAATGTCTCATAATAATCAACACGAACCCATGGAAGATTGGGTAATCTGGGCAGGAGTAGGTATTATGATGTTTACAGTTATTATTTTTGTCGTATTTACTCTATCAATGATGTATTGGGGATAAGATATAACTATTAATGGTTTCTATTAAAAACCATGAAGAAAGTAGCAATCTTTGGTTCAGCAAGAACAAATTCCGAATCCGGACTTTATAAGGCAGTAGAAAAACTTGGTAGAAATATCGCAGCAGAAGGATGGATAGTAGTTACTGGTGGTGGTCCAGGAACTATGGAAGCAGCAAATAAAGGAGCAATGAGTGCTTGTATTGGAAATTCTCTTTGTTCTGTTGCGGAAGCGATTTATTTGCCCTTCGAGGAAAATGTAAATCCATATGTTCAAGAATATGAGCAGCATCAAACTTTTTATTCGAGGTTGAAAACTTTTGCAGACTGTGATGCCTTTATTGTAACTCCTGGAGGTATTGGAACACTTCTTGAGATGGCAATGATTTATCAATTGGTTCAAGTGAATCATATCGACAAAAAACCAATTATTTGTGTTGGTAAAATGTGGAGAACATTTAAAACTTGGTTAGAAGACGAAATGTTAGATAATGGATTTCTCAATAATGAAGAAATGAAACTCATACATTATGTGGATAGATTTTCTGAAGCAACTCATTTACTCAAAGGATTGTTGACTTGAGTAATATTACTTATTGACTCTTATGTTAAGAAATGCTAACATAAATATGAGAAATTACATTGGAGTCTATGGTATCTTCAACACTTTCACAACCAATTCAACAACGAGGATGGTTTGATGTACTTGACGATTGGCTTAAGCGTGATAGGTTTGTTTTTGTCGGTTGGTCTGGTTTACTATTATTCCCGACTGCTTATCTCGCTCTGGGTGGTTGGCTTACGGGAACTACGTTCGCAACCAGTTGGTATACTCATGGTATTGCGAGTTCTTACCTTGAGGGTTGCAATTTCCTTACCGCTGCTGTTTCTACTCCTGCTGATGCTCTCGGACATTCCCTTCTACTTCTTTGGGGTCCAGAAGCTCAGGGAGATTTCGTCCGTTGGATCCAACTTGGGGGACTCTGGACTTTTGTGGCACTACACGGATCTTTCGCTTTAATTGGATTTATGCTTCGCCAGTTTGAGATTGCTCGACTGGTTGGTATCCGCCCTTACAACGCAATTGCATTCTCTGGTCCGATTGCGGTGTTTGTGAGTGTGTTTCTGATGTATCCACTGGGTCAATCCAGTTGGTTCTTTGCTCCCTCCTTTGGAGTTGCTGCTATCTTCCGATTTCTTCTGTTTATTCAAGGATTTCATAATTATCTGTTAAATCCGTTTCATATGATGGGAGTTGCTGGTATACTAGGTGGAGCACTTCTCTGTGCTATTCATGGTGCAACAGTTGAAAATACTCTATTTGAAGATGGTGATAAAGCAAATACTTTCAAAGCATTTGAACCGACTCAAGAAGAAGAAACCTATTCTATGGTCACAGCTAATCGTTTTTGGTCACAAATTTTTGGCATTGCTTTCAGTAACAAGCGTTGGTTGCATTTCTTTATGCTTTTTGTTCCTGTCATGGGTCTTTGGACATCTTCTATTGGGATTATTGGTCTTGCTCTCAATCTACGTGCTTATGATTTTGTAAGTCAGGAGATTCGTGCAGCAGAAGATCCAGAATTTGAGACTTTCTACACAAAAAATATACTGCTTAACGAAGGTCTTCGTGCTTGGATGGCACCAGTAGATCAACCTCATGAGAACTTTGTGTTTCCAGAAGAGGTGTTGCCTCGCGGTAATGCTCTATGATATAATGGAGGGGAAACCCTCCTTTTTTTATGATATCTTCAACAACTCCATATAAACTCGCAGACATACTTAGAGATACCTGGCCACAACTTTACAGGAAACCACAAGTACCGTATAATAAGGAAAAGACTTCTAAAAATGAGAAAGTATAATGAAGAATATTTTTCAGTAATTAATAGAAATACTGGAAAAAAGATTTGCGATTGTGCCGAGTATTCAGACGCGATGATGATGTTGGATATTGACCCACATAATCGGCAAATCAAAAGAAATCGATTTCTTATGAGTCCAGTAGTTGATATTGAGATGCCAAAATCACTACCGACTAATGAGATTGTAGTCAATATGGATGGTGGTGTTGGTGGTTCTTGGAAAGTAGAAGAACCAGAAAAACTACCAGAAGGGCAAGGTAAACCTGTGATTGTCAACTAAATAATCACAAGTCGCAGGTACTTATGGTTCCTCTTCATTCTTCAAGAGAATATTTGTTTCAATTACAGGCAACAAGTTCAGGAGAAGCACGAAGATTATGGAGAAAGCACATTAAAGAAAGTTGGGAAAATAAGTGTGCTTATTGTGGATCAGAAGAAAACCTAACAATTGATCACATTATTCCTCAGTCAAAAGGTGGTCTAGATACAACTAAAAATGTAGTTTGTTGCTGCCATTCTTGTAATCAAGATAAAGGTCATACTCCTTGGGAAGATTGGTATTCTTCTCAGGAGTTTTTTAGTATAGAAAATTATGAGAAAGTAAAGAATTGGATGAAACCAGAAGCACCTGCAAATCTTTATGTTTATCGTCCAAGGAGAAATAATTTAACATAATAAATAGATAAAAGGCGGCAGTAGATACTGTCATTTAAGGTATATACCGAATGTAATAAATGGCAACTCCAATTCGGATTAAAAGATCCGCAGTACCTAACAAAAGACCAACACTAGCAGATTTGCAGTTAGGCGAACCCGCGATTAATACTTTTGATGGTCGTATCTATTTAAGAAGAGATACCGGAGTTGCAAGCACAATCACGCTAGTTACTCCTTGGACGGAGAATACGGGAGGATCAATTTATTATAATGACGGTAATATTGGAGTTGGAACAACGAACCCAACTTCAAAATTAACTGTTTTTGGTGATGCATTATTGGATGGTGTAGTTACAGCAACAACATTTAGCGGGCAGATTAATGCTGGTGTTGCGACTGTTACATCTCTTAGTATTGGGTCCACACAAGTCATTAGTTCTGGAAGACAACTACAAAATATTCTTTCGCTTGATTCAATTACTGTTGCGACAATTGAATCGGCAATTTCTAATGCTCCAAATACGTTTAGTGACATTACCGTAACTGGTATTAGTACATTAGGAGTTACAAGTGCCACTAGTTTAAGAGCACAACAACTTAATGTATCGGGAATTACAACTCTTGGTGTAGTTACTGCGGGTAATATATTCTCTACTGGGATTATAACTGCCAATACTTTTGTAGGAAATTTAACTGGTAATGTAACTGGAAATCTAAACTCTTCTGGCGTTAATACCGCAACAACATTAAGTGGTACTACTGCTACTTATACAACAGGTAACTTTACTACTGCTAATATAACAACTGGCATCGTAACTACTTTAATCGGTACTAATCTCAATTATAGTGGTATAGGCACTATTACAACACTGAATAGTACTAATGCTATATTAACCAATATTAATTCAAGCGGTATTAGCACTCTTGGAGTTACGAGTGTAACCCGTTTAACATCACAAAGCATTAATTCTTCTGGAATTGTAACTGGATCAACATTTAGACCTTCGACTGGTTACATTCAAGCAGCAGATGGAACTAATTCCTTCTACATTTATAATTCAACTGGAAATGTAGCGTTTCAGGGAACAATTGGTGCGTCTCAGATTAATAATGCTCAGGGATATAAGGTAATTGGATTCGCTGGAACAAATAACACTACTTTTGAAAATCACGTTTATATTTCTGGTGTTACTACATCTATTGGTGGTTTTGTAGGAAATCTAACAGGAACTGCAACCACAGCAACTAATCTTTCTGATGCTGCAAATATTACCACTGGCATAATTAGTACTTCTAGATTATCTGGAACTTATAACATTAACATAAGTGGTAATGCAGCAACGGCAACTTATGCTACTAATGCTGGCATAGCAACTTATGCTACTTCAAGTGGTATTGCTACTTATGCTTCAACATCTGGCATTGCTACTTATGCTACTTCAAGTGGTATTGCTACTTATGCTTCAATAGCAGGTATAGCAACTTATGCTACTAATGCTGGCATTGCTACTTATTCCGAAACAGCAGGTATAGCAACTTATGCTACTAATGCAGGTATAGCAACTTATGCTACTAATGCTGGTATAGCAACTTATGCAACTTCAAGTGGTATTGCTACTTATGCTTCAATATCAGGTATTGCTACTTATGCAACTTCACTTCAAAACGTAAGGACTTTTGAAATCACTGGTGATATTATTGCATCTCCAATTTCTTTTGATGGAACTGGTAATGTATCTTTGGCAGCAACAATTCAACCAAATTCAGTTGGACTTGGAACTGATACTTTTGGTGATTATGTTAAGGATATTTCGGGAACTGCAAATCAAATTACAGTTACTTCTGGGACTGGTGAGGGATCAACTCCTATTATTTCAATTCCCGACAGTCCAATACTTCCTGGAAATGTTACAATTTCAAATGATTTACAAGTCAATAATAATCTTAATGTAAGCGGAAACATTACAATTGGTGGAACTTCTGCTGTCATTTTCGTAAATGAACTTAATGTAAAGGATAAAGAAATTGTATTAGGAATTACTACAATAAATGGCGGCGTAGATAGGTCTACTGATACTACTGCTAATCACGGTGGTATTGCAATTGCTTCAACTGAGGGAAGTCCCCTAGTTAGTATGAAAGTATCTGGTATTAATACTTTACCAGATACTTATAAACAATTAATGTGGGTTAAGTCTGGCACTATGGGTGCTGGGACCACTGGTGCTTGGATATTTAATTATGCTGTTGGAGTTGGATCAACACAAGTTCCAAACGGTATAAGATTTGCTGCTGGGTCCGTTCAATTTACGGAAAATGATCTATTGGTTATAAGAAATATTAATGCTTCTGGTATTATAACGGCATCAAGTTTTAGTGGTAATGCTTCTAGTGCTACCTATGCTACTAGTGCTGGTATTGCTACTTATGCAACTTCAAGTGGTATAGCAACTTATTCCGAAACATCAGGCATAGCAACTTATGCTACTTCAAGTGGTATTGCTACTTATGCTACTACTGCTGGCATTGCGACTTATGCTTCAACAGCAGGAATTGCCACTTATGCTACTAGTGTTGGTATTGCGACTTATGCTACTTCAAGTGGCATAGCAACTTATTCCGAAACATCAGGAATATCAACAAATGTTATAGGTGGTATAGGATCTCTTGCACAATTAAGTGTATCAGGTATTGCAACTATCATCACTGAACTTGATGTAGGTGTTGGTGGAACTATTTTCAATGCACTTCCTACCGGATTTATTGGCATAGGAACCACAAATCCAACATCAAAACTTTATATTGTTGGTGATACTTTTGTAACAGGTGTTATCACATCTACTGATTACAATTCCGCATCAGACATAAAACTCAAAACTAATATCTCCACAATTTTAAATCCCCTTGATAAGGTTTCCAAATTAAATGGTGTAGAGTTTACTTGGAAAGAGACTGGCAAAAAGTCTGCCGGAGTAATTGCACAAGAAGTTGAAAAAGTTCTTCCAAATCTTGTAAATGGTGATGAAACTAAAACTGTAAATTATAATGGATTGATTGGGTTACTGATTGAATGTATTAAAGAACAACAAAAAGAAATTGATTTTCTTAAGCAAAATATATTATCATAAATACTAAAAACTACCTAGTGTAAACGAGGACGGTAGATGGCAATTAAGATTTCTAATTCTACTATTATTGATGATAGTAGAAATATTGTTAATGCAGGTATTGCAACATTAACCTCAGTAAGCATCGGTAATACTCAGGTTATTAGTTCTGAAAGACAACTGCAAAATATTTCTTCTCTTGATGCTGTAACCACAGCAACAATTGAAAGTGCCATCGCAAATGCTCCTAACACTTTTAGTGATCTCAATGTAACTGGAGTTAGTACTCTTGGAATTACTAGTGCAACAAGTTTAAGATCACAACAACTTAATGTTTCTGGCATTACAACTCTTGGTATAGTTACTTCTGGTAATATATTCTCTACTGGTATTATAACTGCCACTACTTTTGCAGGGAATTTAACTGGCAATGTAACTGGAAACTTAAACTCTTCAGGTGTTAATACTGCAACAACATTAAGTGGTACTACTGCTACTTATACAACAGGTAACTTTACAACTGGAAACATAGTTACTGGTGTTGTAACTACTTTAAGTGGAACTAATTTAAATTACAGTGGTATAGGTACTATCACAACACTGAATAGTACTAATGCTACCTTAACAAATATTAATTCTTCTGGCATTTCAACATTAGGAATTACTAGTGCAACAAGTTTAATATCACAACAACTTAGTGTTTCTGGACTCACCACGACAGCATCATTTAATGTAGGAACTGGTGGAACTATTATTACCACAACTTCCGATGGTAGAATTGGTATAGGAACCACAAATCCAACGGCAAAAGTTTATATAGAAGGTGATACTTACATTGCAGGAATTTTAACTGCAAATAGAATTTTCAGCAATGTTTATGGTGAATTTACTGGAGGTGGAATTAGTGGAACTAATATAGTTGGAACTGCATTAAGTATTTCTGGAATTTCTACATTCACAAGTGGTCCAGTTCGTATAGGGACTGCATCATCTACTGGAACTGCAAACCAAGCACTTCAAATTGGAACAGCAACATCTCAATTGGGTGCTTATATTTCTGGTAATCTTGGAATTGGAACCACAAATCCAACAGCAGAATTACAAGTAGTCGGAAATACTTTAATACAACCAACAACAGCATTTACTGTTCGAGGTGATACCAACATTAATAATACTTTACCAACAAAAGTTTCTTATGCTTCATCATTTAGTGTAGCATCCCAAGAAACTGAACCAAGAGACGTTTTCTTCTCTAATGATGGTAAGACTATGTATGTATTAGGTAATATTGGAAATGATATTACCTACTACACTTTGAGTACTCCTTGGTCTATTACATCAGCATCTCATGTAAGTCAATTTAGTGTTAATGGCCAATTAACTAATCCATTAGGTTTTTATTTTAAACCTGATGGAACTAAATTTTATGTTGTAGGAACTACTGGAGTTGGTGCTGCTGCCACATCAGTCAATCAATACACTTGCTCTACTCCTTGGGACTTAACTACTGCTTCATATGATTCAGTTGCTTATAGTGTCATAGCACAAGATACAGTTCCACAGGCGGTTGAATTCAAACCTGATGGAACCAGAATGTATATTGTTGGTTCTACTAATGATAGGGTCTATCAATATTCATTATCAACTCCTTGGAACCTATTAACAGTATCTTATGGTTCTTCATTTAGTGTAACAAGTCAAGAAACAACAGCAGAAGGAATAAGATTTAGTCTTGATGGAACTAAATTGTTACTTACTGGTTCCACTGGTGATGACGTAAATTATTATACCTTATCTACTCCTTGGGACATTACAACTACTTCTTTTGTTGGTATTATTACTACTGTTGAGGAACCTCCCTTTAATGAAAAATCACCATCAGGACTTTATTGGAAACCTGATGGAACTAAGTTATATCTAAGTGGTTATACAAACGATGCCATATATGAATTCAACATGACTTCTGATGCTGATTTAGAAGTTACAGGTAAAACAAGTCTTTATGGTAACTTAGATGTTTATGAGAATACTACTGCTTATGGTGAATTAAGTGCTTATGAGAATGCTTATTTTTATAATAGAATTGGAATAGGAACCACAAATCCTTCACAAAAATTAGACGTTGTAGGAAATATAAATGCATCAGGAAATATAAATGCATCAGGAACAGTTACAGCAAACTCAGACCGAAGATTAAAAGAAAATATAAAAACTATTCCAGATGCACTTTCAAAAGTCTTATCGTTAAGAGGTGTAGAGTACGATAAGATTGATAATGGAGACCATCAAATTGGTGTCATTGCACAAGAAGTTGAAGCAATTATACCAGAAGTTGTCTATGGTGAAGACATTAAATCAGTTGCTTATGCTAACTTAGTTGGACTCTTAATTGAAGCAATTAAGGAACAAAATCAAAGAATTGATGAGTTAGAAAGAAGATTAGGAGAACAATAAGATGCCTGTACAGATTGGTTCTAATCAAATTACTGGAATTACAACAACATCAAACTCAACTGATGCTGCAAGTAAACAGTATGTTGATAATTACTTTCAATCACAAGCACCAAATCCTGATACTTCACAAAATAAGTTTCTAGTAACTGATGGTTCTACAACTTCTTGGGCAGCAATTGATGGATATAATGAATACACAGCAGCAGGGAATTATACTTTTAATGTTCCAAGTACTGCAAGTGAGTTTCTAATTGAAGCAACAGGTGCAGGAGGTGGTGGAGGTTCTGCAACAACCGATGGAACTTCTTATCAACCTGCAAGTGCTTGGAGACAAAGAACTTCTGGGTTTGGTGGAACTCAAATATGGACTTTTACTTATGCAAACAATCTTTATGTTGCTGGTGGTCTTAATGGAGTTTTAACAACATCAACAGATGCAATCACTTGGACTCAAAGAACTTCTGGATTTGGTTCAAGTATTATAACAATACTTACTTATGCAAACAATACTTATGTTGCTGGTGGCACTGGTGGAATATTAAACATATCAACAGATGCAATTAATTGGACTTTAAGAACTTCTGGATTTGGTACTACTTCAATATTAACAATTGCTTATGGTACAACACCAATTGCAACATATGTTTCTGGTGGTAATGGTGGAACATTATTTACATCAACAGATACAATCACTTGGACACAAAGAACACCTGGATTTGGTTCAAGTGTAGTTTATGGAATAATATATGCAAACAATACTTATGTTGCTGGTGGTACTGGTGGTGTTTTAAATACTTCAACAGATGCAATCACCTGGACTTTAAGAACTTCTGGATTTGGTACAAGTGGTATATTTTCTCTTACTTATGGAACATCACCAATCACAACTTATGTTGCTGGGGGAAGTGTTGGAATTTTAAATACCTCAACGGATGCAATCACTTGGACTTTAAGAACTTCTGGATTTGGTACAAGACCTATAAATCAACAAGCACTTGCTTTTGGAAACAATCTTTATCTTGCTGGTGGTACTGGTGGTGTTTTAAATACTTCAACAGATGCAATCACTTGGGAATTAAGAACTTCTGGATTTGGTTCAAGTCAAATAATTGGCATCTCCTATGCAAGTAACCTTTATCTTGCTGGAGGAGATAATGGTGTTCTCACAACATCACCAACAACAGTATCAGGATTCTCAGGTGCAGGAGGTGGTGGTGGAGCATCAGCATCCTGGAAGATTTCAAGAGCATACATTACTGGTTCTACAATCAATCTAAGTGTTGGTGCTGGTGGTACTGCAAACACAGCAGGAGCAGCAACCACAATATCTTGGACTGGACCATCAGGGACTTATACCTTAACTGCAAATGGTGGAGGTGCTGGAAGTAGCACAAGTACCTTTGGTTTTCCTGCTGGTGGTTCTGGTGGAACATTACCAGCAGCAAATACAAACTATCTTTCAGCATCTTCTGGAACTAATGGTGGTTCTGGAAGTGTTTTTGAACCAATTGTTGGTGCTGCAACAAACTCAACAATATCAAGTCAAACAACAGGTGGTGGTGGTGGAAGAGTGAGTGAAGGAACAGGAAATGTTGGTGGTTCTGGTGGTACAATCAACTATTATGGGCAGACTTATACCAATAACTTTGCAGCAGTAAATGCGTTAAATTCTCAAAGTATTGCTGGACTTTCTTATGGTGCTGGTGGTGCTGGTGGTGGTGTTCAAAGTTCTGGTGCTGTTGTTTGGACTTTAAGAACTTCTGGATTTGGAACAACTACTCCTTATTTACTTACGTATGGGTCTCATAATTCCACCTATGTTGCTGCTGGTGATGTAGGAGTTCTAAACACTTCAACAGACGCAATCACTTGGACACAGAGAACATCAGGATTTGGTATTAATCTAAGAAGTTTATTTTATTCAAATAATTTATATCTTGTTGGAGGTAATAATGGTGCATTAGGAACTTCAACAGATGGAATTACTTGGACTGCAAGAACTTCTGGTGGAGGAGTTACCAGTATAAGGTCATTTACATACGGAAATAATCTTTATCTTCTTTCAGGAGGAGATTTAGATCCTGAATCTTCATTATTATCGACTTCAACAGATGGAATTACTTGGACTTTAAGAACTTCTGGTTTTGGTACAAGTATTATTTGGACACTTGAATTTGGAAATAATATTTATATTGTTGGTGGATACGGTGGAACTCTATCCACTTCAACAGATGCAATTACTTGGACACAAAGAACTTCTGGGTTTGGTATTAATGATATCAGAGCATTTCTTTTTGCAAATAATCTTTATGTTGCTGGTGGCACTGCTGGAACTTTAACAGTTTCTACTGATGCAATTAACTGGACTCAAAGAACTTCTGGATTTGGTTCAACGCAAATTAATAATCTCAATTTTGGTAATACAAATTATATTTGTATTGGTAATACTGGAAGATTAACAACTTCAACAGATGCAATCACTTGGACACTAAGAACTTCTGGTTTACCATTCACTTTAACTTCATCTACTTTTGCGAACAATACTTTTGTTGTTTGTGGTTCTGGTGCAGTTATTCACACCTCACCAGACTCAGCACTCATAGGTTCAGGAGCATCAGGAGTCAAAGGTGGTGGAGGCGGTGGCGGTGCATTTGATACCACAACACTTGCAACAGGTACTGGTGGTACTGGTGGTGATGGTTATGTTCGTATCAGTTGGTGGTAAGGAGGAACTCAAATGTCACAAGCAACAGGTAATTCAATCACAGGGATTTCAACAGTTGTTTCCAATACTGATGTAGTCAATAAGTCTTATGCAGAGAGTGGTATTGGAACACTACCATCACAGACTGGTAATGCTGGAAAGGTCTTAACCACAACTGATGGAACCACAGCATCTTGGGATTATGTTTCCAACTATCAGGAGTTTACAAGTACCACACCACAGTCTTTTACAGTACCAAATCAAGCAAATCTTTTATACATTGAAGCAGTAGGTGCTGGTGGTGGAGGAAGTGCAGGACAGACAACAGCACAGGCAACAGTGACTTGGACTTTAAGAACTTCTGGTTTTGGTACAACTCAAATTGTTACAATTACTTATGGAAACAATCTTTATGTTGCTGGTGGTAATGGTGGAATTCTAAACACTTCAACGGATGCAATCATTTGGACTCAAAGAACTTCTGGTTTTGGTACTAATAGTATTCTTGCTCTTGGTTTTGTAAATAACACTTATGTTGCTGGTGGTACTAATGGAGTAGTAAATACATCAACAGATGCAATCACTTGGACTTTAAGAACTTCTGGTTTTGGTGCTAATACAATCAATGCTTTTACTTTTGGGACAGTACCAGTAAATACTTATGCTTTTGGTGGTACTTTAGGAAGAATAATTACTTCAACAGATACAATCACTTGGACTTTAAGAACTACTGGTTTTAGTGGTACTGCTATTAGTGCTCTTACTTTTGGAAACAACCTTTATCTTGCTGGTGGTGGTTCTGGAATATTAAATACCTCAACAGATGCAATCACTTGGACTTTAAGAACTTCTGGTTTTGGTTCTACTATTATTCGTTCATTTAATTTTACAAATAATACTTATATTGCATCTGGTGATAGTGGGGTATTAAATACCTCAACAGATACAATAATTTGGACCGCAAGAACTTCAGGAACTACTAGTGCTATTAATGCTCTTACTTTTGGAAATAATACTTATATTGCTGGGGGTGATAGTGGAATCTTAAATACCTCAACAGATGCAATCACTTGGACTTTAAGAACTTCAAATACCACTAATTCACTTAGATCTCTTATTTTTATAAACAATACTTATGTTGCTGGTGGTGGTTCTGGAATAGTAGCAACCTCATACACACAAGCATCAGGACAAGGAGGAGCATCAGGTTCTTACACTTCCTGGTATGTTCCAAAATCAATTATATCTTCAAACATCACAGTCAATCCTGGTGTTGGTGGAGCAGGAGGAACTACAGACGCAGCAGCAGGTTCAGCAGGAGCAGGAACCACAGTATCTTGGACTGGACCTGGGGGAACTTACACAATCACAGCATCTGGGGGAGGTGCTGGTGGTGTAGCAGGAGCAGCACAACTTACAAGTCAATCAAGTTCTTTTTATACCACTGCTGGACTTTCTGGAGCAAGTCAAACACCAATAAATGCTGGGGTCACAGCAACATCACAAACCAATCAATTCCAACCAACAGGTGGTGGAAGTGGTGCTGGTTCTGCTACAAATGCTGGTGGTGCTGGTGGTGCAATTAATGTTTATGGAATCTCAACATCAGCATCTGGTGGAACTGCATCAGGAACAAATGGAACCACAGCAGTAGCAATCTCTGGACTTCCTTATGGTTATGGTGGAGGTGGTGGTGGAGCAAGTGTTTCAATCGCAGCAACTGGTGGTAATGGAGTTCGTGGAGGTGGTGGAGGTGGTGGTGCTTCTATTGGTTCCACTTTTGGTAATGGTGGTAATGGTGGTAATGGTTATGTAAAGATTACCTGGTTCTAATAAATAACTTTAAGAAAAAAGTATACAAAATAGATGGCGACACTAGACAGTAATAAAGTCACAGGTGTAAGTGTAGTATCTAATTCCACAGATGCTGCAAATAAGTCTTATGTTGATGATAGAAGCCTTAAAACAACAGGAATACCTGGAACTTTTTTAAGTGTTTATCCAGAGTCTGGTGTCTATTGGTTTGCAAGAACTTCTGGAATTGATGGAAGTTCTGTAAATGCAATTACTTATGATAATAATGTCTTTCTTGCTGCGGGTGGTTCTGCATCTTTAATCTCTTCAACAGATGCAGTCACCTGGTCTTTAAGAACTTCTGGTGCTCGTGGTGATTTATATAGTGTTTTATATGCAAATAATCAATATCTTTTAGGTGGTGCGACTCCGCCAACAAACTCTTGGACTTTAAGAACTTCTGGTTTTGGTTCCACAGATGTTAATGATGTAACATTCGGAAATGGATTCTTTGTTGCTGGTGGATTTATTGAAACAGTCACCTGGACTTCAAGAACTTCTGGATTTGGTGATGCTGATATTAATGATGTAACTTTTGGTCAGGGATATTTTCTTGCTGGTGGTCTTTATGATCCTCTTGCAACTTGGACTCAAAGAACTTCTGGATTTGGTTCAACTAATATACTTGGACTTACTTATGCAAATAATCTTTATATTGTTTCTGGTGATACTGGAATCTTAAACACTTCAACAGATGCAATTGCTTGGACACAAAGAACTTCTGGGTTTGGTGCAAGTGGTATATTTGCACTTACTTATGCAAACAATCTTTATGTTGCTGGTGGTTCTGGTGGTGCATTAAACACTTCAACAGACGCAATCACTTGGACACAAAGAACTTCTGGGTTTGGTACAAGTGAAATAAGAACACTTATATATGCATTAAGTCAAACAAATGCTTATGTTGCTGGTGGTGTCGGTGGAACTCTAACCACTTCAACAGACGCAATCACCTGGACTTCAAGAACTTCTGGATTTGGTACAACTAGAATATTACAACTTCTTTATATACCAACAACACCAACAGTAACTTATCTTGCTGTTGGTGATACTGGAACTCTAACTACTTCAACAGACGCAATCACTTGGACTCAAAGAACTTCTGGGTTTGGTACTTCTATTATTATTGGACTTACCTATGGGAACAATCTTTATGTTGCTGGTGGTGTTGCTGGAACTTTAACTACCTCAACAGATTCAGTAACTTGGACACAAAGAACTTCTGGGTTTGGTACAAATAATGTACAAACACTTTTTTATGAAAATAATCTTTATATTGCTGGTTCAAACTTTGGTAACTTGGCAATTTCAACAGATGCAGTTACTTGGACTCAAAGAACTTCTGGATTTGGTACGAGTCAAATAAGAGCATTTACATTTGGAAACAATATTTATGTTGCTGGTGGTTCTGGTGGAACTCTAACCACAGCATCAGCACTCATAGACACAGGAGCACTTCTTACAGTATCAACAGACGCAGTATCCTGGACTACAAGAACCACAACATCTAGTATTTCACAGATTGATTATCTTGCTTCTAATTCTTCTTATTATCTTGCATCAAACAGTACTTATGCTGGTGTAGATGGTGCGATTTCTGTTTCTACCAATAACATCACCTGGACTTTAAGAACTGCTGGTGTTTATGGAAATACAATTACTTCACTTTATGCTGATGATAATGGATATTTGGTTGGTGGTTTTATACCAGTCGTGAGTTGGACTCAAAGAACTTCTGGGTTTGGTACAAGTGTTATACTTGGACTTATCTATGCAAATAATACTTATTATGCTGGTGGTACTGGTGGAACTTTAACTACTTCAACTGATGCAGTCACCTGGGAATTAAGAACTTCTGGATTTGGTACAAGTCAAATAGGAGCACTTCTTTATGCAAACAATACTTATGTTGCTTGTGGTAATGGTGGAATCTTATCAACTTCAACTGATGGAATTGCTTGGACTCAAAGAACATCAGGATATGGTACAACAAATATTAGATATCTAACTTATGGTACTTCTCCAACAAGTACTTTTGTTGCAGTTTCTCAGGATTTGTCTTCAAACATTATTATCACTTCAACAGATGCAATTAGTTGGACACAAGTACCATTAGTATATGGAACTAATGGATTTCGTGGACTTGGTTATGGAAACAACCTTTATCTTATTGGTTCTGGTGCTGCAAATAATGGGCATTTAGCAACTTCAACTGATGCAATTTCTTGGACTTTAAGAACATCAGGATTTGGTACAGGAACAATTTATTCATTTAATTATATTAACGGCACTTATTATGCTGGTGGTTCTATGAGTGGTAGTGTTATTGGTGGTATTCTAAACACTTCAACAGATGCAATTACTTGGACTTTAAGAACTGCTGGATTTAATGCTCTTCAAATTAATAATATTTCCTATGAAAATAACCTTTATGTTATTTCTGGTTCTGGTGGAACTTTAAACACTTCAACAGATGCAATCACTTGGACTCAAAGAACATCAGGATTTGGTACAAGCAGTACATCTAATGGTTCATTTACCTTTGGTAATAATCTTTATGTTGCTGGTGGTTTTGGTGGAACTCTAACCACAGCAACCTATGAATCTTTAACCAATCTAGGTAATGGAGCACTTCTATCAACTTCTACTGATACCATCACCTGGAATATAAGAACTTCAATACCAAATGTTCAACAAGTAGATTCAATTGTATCCACACCAGGACTTTATCTTGCTGCTTTGAGTGATTATAATTCCAATACAACACTTGCAGTTTCGACTGATACTATTAACTGGGTTGCAAGAACTGCTGCAACTAGTATGCCTTTTAGAGTTGTATTAGGTACGAATGGTTCTAATCTTTATCTTGCTGCTTCTAGAACTGGTGCTTCTAATACAGTACAAACCTCAACAGATACAATCACTTGGACTTTAAGAACTGCTGGTATTGCTGCAAATTACGTTGATATTTCTTATGGAAATAATGTTTATGTTTTAGCATCAAATGGTGGTTCAACAAGAACTTCAACTGATGCAATTGTTTGGACTTTAAGAACAAGCAATTTCGGTCTTATTTCTAATGCTCAAAGAAGTTCTGCATTTGGTAATAATACTTTTATTACTGCTGGAAGAATAGGACAACTTCAATCAACAACTTCAAGTATTCTATCCTCACTTGGAAATGGTGCTCGTTTAAATGTTTCTACGAATGGTATTTCTTGGTCGATAAGAACCACAGGACAAGGATTAGTTAGAATCAATAAACTCACTGCTGGTTCTTCTTATCTTGCTGCTGGTAGTGATTATATTTCAAATCCTGGTGTGATAATTGCTTCAACAGATAACATCACCTGGACTTTAAGAACTGCTGGTGTTTATGGAAATAGCATTACTTCACTTTATGCTGATAGTTCTAGGTATTTGATTGGTGGTTTAAGTCCTGTTGTGAGTTGGACTTTAAGAACTTCTGGTTTTGGTGCAAGTCTTATACTTGGACTAACTTATGGGAATAATCTTTATGTTGCTGGTGGTAATGGTGGAGTTCTAAACACTTCAACAGACGCAATCACTTGGACTCAAAGAACTTCTGGATTTGGAGTAAGTCAAATAAGAGGACTTACTTATGGAAACAATCTTTATATTGCTGTTGGTGATAGTGGAACTTTAAACACTTCAACAGACTCTATTAGTTGGACACAAAGAACATCAGGATTTGGTTCAAGTCAAATTGTTACAATTGCTTATGGAAATAATCTTTATGTTGCTAGTGGTTTTAATGGAGCACTAACAACTTCAACAGATGCAATTACTTGGGAATTAAGAACTTCTGGTACAACAGTAGGATTATATGGATTAAATTATCTAAACAATCTTTATCTTGTAGGTTCTACTACTAGAGTATTTGCATCAACAGACGCAATTACTTGGGAAGCAAGAACATCTGGAATATCTTCTGGAATTGTTCGTTCTTTTGTTTATGCAAATGGTAGATATCTTTATGCTGCTGGTGCCCTTGCTGTTGGAGGTGGAATTGCATCTTCAACAGACTCTATTACTTGGGAATTAAGAACATCAGGTCTTGGTACTAGTGGTCCTATTGCACTTACTTATGCAAACAATCTTTATGTTGCTGGTGGTATTGCTGGTGTCTTAGCAACTTCAACAGACTCCATTACTTGGAGTTCAAGAACTTCTGGATTTGGTACAAGTGTTATATATTCACTTCTTTATGCAAACAATCTCTATGTTGCTGGTGGTGATAATGGAACTCTAACCACAGCAACCTACTCACAACTCACCAATCTAGGTAATGGAGCACTTCTATCAACCTCTACTGATACCATCACCTGGAATATAAGAACTTCAATACCAAATGTTCAACAAGTAGATTCAATTACTTCAAGTCCTTCACTTTATCTTGCTGCATTTAGTGATTATAATTCCAATAGTACCTTAGCAGTTTCCACGGATACGATTTCTTGGACTGCAAGAACATCAGGATTTGGACTTACAACCATTCGTACAGTCACTTTCGGTAATAATCTTTATGTTGTTGCTGGTGATACTGGTATTCTTAACACTTCCACAGATACCATCACCTGGACATTAAGAACTTCAAGTCTCTCAACATCCATTACAGCACTTGATTTTGGCAATAATCTTTATAGTGCTTCTGATACTTCTGGTACAAATCTTATTTCCACAGATGGAATTACTTGGATTGCAAGAACATCAGGTATTCCAGCAACAATTAATAATGTTGCATATGGAAATAATACTTATGTTGCAGCAGCAAACTCTGGATATACCGCATCAGGAACTTATGCATCTCTTACAAATCTTGGAGATGGTGCAACACTTCTCACTTCAACAAATGGTATTGCTTGGACTTTAAGAACCACAGGAACCAACACTCAAAGTATCAATCGAAAAGGATTGGTTTATGGTGGTAACTCTTACCTCACTTATGGTACTGATTATCTTAACCAATTCTTCTTATCAGCATCCACAGATAGTATCACTTGGACTTTAAGAACCTCTGGTATTGATAGTCTCACAACTCTACAATCAGTTTCTTATGGAAACAATCTTTATATTCTTGGAGCAAATAATGGAATTATCAGCACTTCCACAGATACAATCACTTGGACTTTAAGAACATCAGGATTTGGTGGAGTAAATGTAAATGATGTTGAATACTTAAATGGTACTTATGTTGCTGTTGGTGATGTTGGAACGATTACAACATCAACAGATTCTATTGCTTGGACTTATCGAATTAATCCAACCAATCTTAACTATCAGTCTGTTAGATATTTGAATGACTTATATGTTGTTATGGGTGATAGTGGTTTATTAGTTACTTCAACGGATGCAGTTGTTTGGTCGATTCGTACTTCAAATCTTTCACAAACGATTTGGACATCAGGATTTGGTGCAAGTACTTATGTTCTTGGTGGTGGTTTAGGACAGATTGCAACCTCACAATATGTAAGTAAGAAATCAAACTGGACTTCTTTAACTTCTACCAATAGTACTGCAATCACTTATAAAGGAACACAAGAGTTTACATTACCAATTCCACAAACCTTCTATGTTCCACCAACTGCATCAACTTTTTATATTGAAGCAATTGGTGCAGGTGGTGGTGGAGCATCAGGAAGAGATAGTGGAACATTAGGTTCTGGTGGTGGTGGAGGTTCTGGTGCTTATAATGCTTGGTTAATACGAAGACCCGAACTTGGTGATGCAACAACACTTACAGTGACTCCTGGTTCTGCTGGAAGTGGCGGAAGAAGCACTAAACCTTTATGGACAAGTACTGATGCAATCACTTGGACTTTAAGAACTTCTGCTGGATTTGGTACAACAGGTGTTCTTGCACTTACTTATGGAAACAATCTTTATGTTGCTGCTGGTGATACTATAAACACTTCAACAGATGGAATTACTTGGACTTTAAGAACTTCTGGATTTGGCACAAGTTTAATTAGAGATATTATCTACGCAAATAATCTTTATGTTGCTGGTGGTTATGGTACTCCTTCTGCACCATTAGCAACCTCAACCGACGCAATCACTTGGACTCAAAGAACATCAGGATTTGGTTCAAGTCAAATTGTTACAATTGCTTATGGAAATAATCTTTATGTTGCTAGTGGTTTTAATGGAGCACTAACAACTTCAACAGATGCAATTACTTGGACTCAAAGAACTTCTGGATTTGGTTCATCAATCATTTATTCTTTACTTTATGCAAATAATCTTTATGTAGCGGGTGGTAGAGATGGAACTCTAACCACTTCAACAGATGCAATTACCTGGACATTAAGAACATCAGGATTTGGTTCAAGTCAAATTGTTGCAATTACTTATGCCAATAATCTTTATGTTGCTGGTGGTAATGGTGGAACTCTAGCAACTTCAACAGATGCAATTACCTGGACATTAAGAACATCAGGATTTGGCACAACTCAAATTGTTACAATTACTTATGGAAACAATCTTTATGTTGCTGGTGGTAATGGTGGAATTCTAAACACTTCAACGGATGCAATCATTTGGACTCAAAGAACTTCTGGCGTGATATCCGGCAGCATTTATGATTTACTCTATCAAAATAATCTTTATATTGCTGGTGCTGGTTTTGCACAATCATCAGGTCTTTCAGGAACCAACACCACAATCACTTGGAGTTCTAATCTTCTTGATGGAAGAGCAACATATACTTTAAGTGCTGCTGCTGGTGGTGGTGCTTCTGGTACTGCTGTTACAGGAGGAACCGCAGGAACCTCAGCAGCATCAACACTCAATCCACTCATTTCAGTTTCTGGTGTTGCAGGTGGTAATGGACTTTCAGCACTTGCAAGTTCTAATAACATCACACAAACACTTCCATTCCAAGTGACTGGTGGTGCTGGTGGTGCTTATAATACCAATACTGGTGGTAATGTTGTTTCTTACTATTACGGAAACACTTATACTGCAACTGGTGGAACAAATGCAGGTGGTAATGGTGCAAATGGAATTCCTACTTCTTATACTGGAAATATTGGTGGTGGTGGTGGTGCAGGTGGTGGTGCATTATCCACAGGTATTAGCAGTTGGTATTTAAGAACTGCTGGTACAACATTAGGTATGAATGCTCTGGGTTCTTTGGGAACCTCATTCTTCGGTGGTGGTCTTGCAACAACTGTAAGTTGGACTTTAAGAACTTCTGGGTTTGGTACATCTACAATTCAAGCAGTTACTTTTGGAAACAATCTTTATGTTGCTGGTGGTGGTGGAGGAGCATTAACAGTTTCTACTGATGCTATTAACTGGACTCAAAGAACATCAGGATTTGGTGCAAGTATTATAAGAGCAGTTACTTTTGGTAACAATCTTTATGTTGCTGGTGGTATTGGTGGAACTCTAACAACTTCAACAGATACAATCTCTTGGACAGTACAAAATGCAGGATTTGGTACAACCGAAATCTTTTCAGTTGCTTATGGAGCATTACCAACACCAACTTATGTTGCTGGTAGTAATGGCGGAAGATTAAATACCTCAACCGATGGAATTACTTGGACTTTAAGAACAGCAAGATTTGGTACGAATACTATATATGCACTTCTTTATGCACCAACAACACCAACACCAATTTATCTTGCAGGTAGTACTACTTTCCTTAATGCTTCGACAGATGCAATTATTTGGGAATTAAGAACTTCTGGATTTGGTTCAAGTACTGTACTTGCATTTGCTTATGCATCAGGTCAAACAAATGCCTATGTTGCTGGTGGTCTTGCTGGATTATTAGTAACTTCAACAGATACAATTACTTGGACTCAAAGAACTTCTGGGTTTGGTGGATCTTCTATAAATGCATTAACATATGCAAACAATCTTTATGTTGCTGGTGGTCTTCCTGGAACCTTAACAATCTCAACAGATGCAATCACTTGGACACAAAGAACTTCTAGTACTGGTGGAAATACTATAAACGCACTTATCTCTGTTGGTAATACTTATGTTCTTGGTGGTGGTTCATTTATAAACACCTCATCAACAGCAATACTTTCTTCTTATGGTAATGGTGCTTATTATACCTTCTCAACTGATAGTATCACCTGGTCTATAAGAACCACAGCATCTAATTCACAGCAGATTAATGCTGTTTATGCAGATAATAACTTCTATCTTGCTGCTGGTGTGAATTATATTAATGAAGCATCCTTAATGGTTTCTACTGATAGTATCAACTGGGTACAAAGAACCTCAGGAGCACAGAGAGGATTGAATGCTCTGATTAAACAAGGTTCAACTTATGTTCTTGGTGGTGAAGCAATTACCACAACTTGGTTCCAGAGAACATCAGGATTTGGTACGACTGCAATTACTCAATTAGCATCCAGTGGAACGACTTATGTTGCTGTTGGTAATGCTGGTACTTTAACTGCTTCTACTGATGGTATTAACTGGGTTTCAAGTGTATCAGGATTTGGTGCAACAAATATTGCTGGTGTAACTTACTTCAATGGTGAGTATTTAATTGGTGGTACTGGTTCTGCTGTTATGTGGACTCAAAGAACATCAGGTACTGCATCAGCAATTTATACTTCAATGTATGATGGTACTAATTTCTTTGCTGCTGGTGCATCTGGTATTTTAAGAGTATCCACAGATTCAATTAACTGGACTGCAAGAACTTCTGGAACAACAGTACAGATTGGTCAAACTACTGGTGGTAATGGACTTCTTTATGTTTCTGGAAAATCTGGCACTGCAACAACAGGTAATGAACCTTATGTATTAGCAGGTGCTTCTGGTATTTTAAGAACTTCTACTGATGGAATTGCTTGGACTACAAGAACTGCTACCGCTAGTAGCAATATGCAAGCAATTACTTATGGCGATTTGCCAACATCAACTTATGTTGTTACTGGGACTGGTGCATTATTTACTTCAACTGATAATATTCGTTGGACTGCAAGAACAACAGGGAATATTACAAACTCCATAGTCAGTCTTTTATATTCATCTTCACCAACAACGACTTATCTTAATGCTCGTCTTAACGGCGTCATACAAACTTCTACTGATGCAATTTCTTGGGAAACAAGAACTTCTGGTACTCCAAATAATTTCTTTTCATCTCTTTATGGAAATGTTTATGTTGTTGGTGGTGCTTCTGGAACACTTTTAACCTCTACTGATGCAGTTGCTTGGACTTTAAGAACTGCTGGTGTTCTACAAGCTTTTTATGGTCTTGCATATAACAATAATGTTTATGTTGCTTCTGGTTCTGCTGGTGCAAGTATCAGTTCCACAGATGCAATCACTTGGACTTTAAGAACATCAGGATTTGGTACTTCTGTAATTCAAGCAGTTACTTATGGAAACAACATTTATGTAAATGGTGGTATTGCAGGTCTCATTACGACTTCAACACAAGACACTTTATCTTCTCTTGGTAACGGAGCACTTCTAAATGCTTCTACTGATGGTTTAACTTGGATTACAAGAACTGCACCACTCAATACTCAAACGATTACTGCAATTGGTTCTGGTGGTTCTTATTCCTTTGCACACGGAACTAATTATAGAAGTGAAGTTGGTTTCTTAATGACTTCAACCAATAATATCACTTGGTTATTAAGAACATCAGGATTTGGTGCAACAGCAATCACAACCTTTGCGTTTGGTAATGGTGTTTATCTTGCTGGTGCGAATGCTGGTTTATTAAGAACTTCCACGGATACTATTACTTGGACATTAAGAACATCAGGATTTGGTACTTCTAATATCTCTGGTTTAACTTATGGAGGTGTTTATGTTGCTGTTGCAGGTGGTGTCACAAGAACTTCAACTGATGCAATTGCTTGGACGGTAAGAACTGCTACTTGGGGCACGGCGGCAGTTTATCTTTTATATGGGAATAATCTTTATATTGGTGGAGGTAATACTGGTGGATTTACAAGAACTTCCACGGATGCAATTGTTTGGATTGCAAGAACATCAGGTTTCGGTACTTCCAACACTAATACACTAACTTATGGTAATAATCTTTATGTTGCTGGTGGTGCTGGTGGAACACTTACAACTGCAACTCAAAGTGTTCTTGCTGCTCTTGGAGAAGGTGCATATCTAAGCACTTCAACTGATACAATCACTTGGACTTTAAGAACCACTACAAATAATATGATTTCGGTGGTTGCTCTTACTTCTAATAGTTCATTCTATGTTGCAGCAACAACTAACTATGCTGGTGTAGGTCCTGCTTTAATTACCTCCACAGATACAATTTCTTGGGTAATGAGAACATCAGGATTTGGAACAACTTTAATTAGAGCACTTTCTTATGGTTCAGTCTTTGTTGCTGCTGGTGATGCTGGAATCATTACAACATCCACAGATAGAATCACCTGGACTTTACAGACATCAGGATTTGGTGCAACTGCGATTAATGAAATTGGTTATGTAAATAATCTTTATGTTGCTGCTGGTAATGGTGGAAGAATTATTACTTCTACTGACGCGATTGTGTGGTCTTCAAGGTCATCCAATACAATTGCAAACCTATTAGCAACAACTGCATATGCAAACAATTTATATGTAATTGGTGGTGCTTTTGGTGCAATCACTTATGCTTCTGGAACTTCATCAGGAAACGCAGGAAATGGTGGTTCCGGAACTTATGGCGGTGGAGGTGGTGGAGGTGGATACTCTGCCGAAACCAATACCTATGGAGACGGTGGTGATGGTGGAAATGGATATGTGAAAATTACCTGGTGGTAAAAGTCACCTAGATATGATATAATGAGTTTGTATGACTTTATCTTATGTTGAATTATTCAAATCAACCGAAGAATGATTTTAAAGGAAAAACAATTGCTTTCTGCCTTCCGGGTCGTTCATATTCAGGAACATTTCTCACACAGTTTATACGATTGGTTTTTGATTTAAATCAACTAGGTATTAACTTTTATATCTCACAAAAATACAGTTCAATGGTAAACTTTGCCAGAACTGATTGTTTGCAAGCAGATAATTTTGCAGGTACGATGCTGACTCCTTGGAGAGGTCAGGTCAATTATGATTATATTATGTGGATTGATAGTGATATTGTTTTCAATACACAAAATGTTCTAGACCTTCTTGAAATGGATAAGGATATCGCAACTGGTTGGTATGTCCAATCAAATGGAACTGCAACATCCAATCAATCCACTGTCGTTGTGAATATGGATAAAGAACTTCTTCTTAAATCTGGTTCTTATTATTTTGAAACTGTTGAAGATATGCAAAGACGACCAGGACCTTTTAAAATTGATTACTGTGGATTTGGTTGGGTTCTGATGAAGAAAGGTGTCTTTGAGAAGATTCCTTACCCTTGGTTTGCACCAAAGAGAGTACAACTGACCAGAGAAGATGGTGTTCTTCTTGAAGATATGTGCTCCGAAGACGTTGCAATGTGTGAAGATTTTAGAGAATATGGATTTGAGATTTGGTGTAATCCAAAAGTTAGAGTTGGTCACGAAAAAACTATTGTACTATGATGAACTATCAAAATACACAAAAACCACACTTTAATGTGGTCATTACGACTCCTGGACGTACATTGGCAGCAGAGTATGTAAAGTCTCTGCTTGTTACTGTTCAAGTTTTAAATGCAAATGGAATTACCTGGCATTATCAAAATGAGTATGCTTCAATTGTTACAAATGCAAGAGAAGCAACAATTACTGGTTCAAGAAATCTAGAAATTGTTAATTCTCAACCAGGAAAAGGTCAATATACTTATGATAAAATCTTTTGTATTGATAGTGATATTGTTTGGAATCCAGAGCATTTTTTGAAACTTTGTAACACCGATTATGATGTTGTATCAGGCGTGTACTTTGAAGCACAAGGTGCTGATGTAATGATACACCGAAACAAGAATGATTTTAGACCAATGAGTCGTGATGAGATTTCATTATTGCAACAACTTGGAGAACCATTTGAAGTTTATGGCGTTGGTCTTGGATTTATGTGCATCAAGCAAGGTGTCTTTGAGTCGCTTAAAAGACCTTGGTATGGACTTGGTAAAGTCGAACAAGAGATTGATGGAGTCACTTATTATCTTCCATTAGGCGAAGACCTAGATTGGTGCGAACGAGTTGCACAAAATGGACATAAAGTTTATGTAGACCCGACTGTTGTTGTAGGTCATATGAAGACAAATCTTGTTTGTTGATATGAAAAAACTTGCTGTCTTTTATCATCTAGGTGCGATGAATAGTGCCTGGGATAAAATTGTAAATGAACAACTATCTCTGGTTAAATCAAGTGGATTAGCAGATGCAGCAACAGTCAATATGTGTTTTGCTGCTCCTGACTTTGCAATTAATGAAATTAAAATCTATATCAAACAAAAGTTTCCTTTCGTTAATCTTTTAACTTCCAGAGTGATGTCTGGAAAAGGTGAACAAGAAAATCTTTTTGAAGGACAAACACTCAAAGAACTTCAAACATATTCTAAAACAAATGATGGATATGTTCTTTATGTTCACTCCAAAGGTATGTTGCAATTTGGTTCTCAACCAGTAAATGATTGGAGAGAATATATGGACTACTGGATGATTGAGAGGTGGAAAGATTGTATTCAAAAGATTGAAGATGATCAAGTTGATGCAGTCGGCACCAACTGGACTTATGAGTTCTATCCACATTTCTCTGGAAACTTTTGGTGGGCAACAACTGATTATATCAAGACACTTCCAAATGTTCTAGATAGGTCTTTATATTATGATGAATCACTAACTGAGAAACTAGGTGGGCATAGATTTTGTTATGAAATGTGGTTAGCAACCAACAAACCAAAGGTAAGGTCAATTCATTATAGTGCTGTTGACCATTATCACGCACTTTATCCAAGAGAACGTTATGCTTAATTATAAAAACGAAAAGAAAGTACAGAAAACTATCACCGTTTTTTATCACCTCTTCATTCCTGATACACAAAATATGTGGATTTGGTGGGTGGATGAACAAATGGGATTGCTTAAATCCACTGGTCTTGCAGATAAAGCAACAGTGAATATGTGTGTGACTCTACCTTTGGGTCTTCATAATTCCAAGACTGGACATTCTTATGATGATATGGTTCTTGGATACATCAAAGAAAGATTTCCTTTTGTGAATATTATTGATGTAAGAAATATAGGTGAGCAACCAAATCTTTATGAAGGACAGACACTTGCAAAGATTTATGAACACGCATTAGAAGATAATGGATATGTCTTCTACTTTCATAATAAAGGAATGAGTTCTTATACAACACATATTCCTGGTGCGATTAAAGATTGGAGACACTATATGCAGTACTTCAATATTGAAAAGTGGGAAGACTGCATTCAAAAACTAGATGAAGGATATGATTGTTGTGGTGTTGATTGGGTAGAACGACACGATATTAAACTTGATTTTGTGGTTCAACACTATGCAGGAAACTTCTGGTGGGCACGAAATGATTATATTCGTAAACTGAAACATCCATTAAAGATTGAAGAGTATATGGATGTAGAAGCAATGATGAGAGAACTACAAAACTATCGTTATTGCTTTGAACTTTGGATGGCAACTGGTATTCCAAAACAATATTGCTTCCATTATCGTCGGCATCATCAATACGACAATCAAGGTCTGGAACGATATTTTATCTACTATCCAAGAGAGATGTATGATGAAAGTTGTAAGAGTGAAGAAGAAGTTCGTCGATACAATAAAATTCACACACTTACAGAGGTTGGTACAAGAAGTAATATGAATTGGAGAGACCATCGGCAGTTTGCTGATTGGTTGGTTCGCAGAAAGAAACCAGAGACTGTTGTAGACCTTGGAGTGGATTATGGATACTCAACTTTCTGTTTTGCACTTCCAGAAATAGGTCACGTTTATGGTGTGGATAGTTTTGAAGGTGATGACCAAGCAGGTATTAGAAATACTTATGACTATGTTCTAGAAAAGCAAAAAGAACTTGAACTATCTAATATTACACTCATTAAAGGTTTCTTTGATGATGTAGCAAAGACTTGGAATAAACCAATTGATATTCTTCATATTGATGGATATCATACATATGAAGCAGTCAAGAATGACTTTGAAACTTGGTCTAAGTTTGTAAAGGATGATGGTATCATTCTGATGCACGATACTTGCGTTGATAAAGCAGGTTATGGTGTTGCACAATTTTTTAAGGAAATTAATTTACCAAAAACAAACTTCCACCATTCAAATGGTTTAGGCATTGTTTCAAAGGATATAAATCTTATTAATGAAATTAAAAAGAACTTTGGAGAGTTTATCTATGAAATTTAATCTTGTAAGAATTGTACCTGATAATGGATTTTATATTCATTCAAATGTCTTTCACGAAATCGAAGCAGCAGTCTTCTTTACTTTAAAAAGACTAGGGCACGATGTAACCAATAGTGTAAATGACTTTGCACCAGATTGTAGGAATATTGTATTTGGAATGCATCATATTCCTGTGGATGTTGTAAGACACGACCTTCCAAAGAATACAATTGTTTATTCTTTGGAACAGATGCGTGACTCACCAGAGTGTTTGCGTTGGTGTCGTAAGTATCGTGGTCTTGAAGTCTGGGATTATTCAAAAAGAAATGTAGAAGTTCTTGAAAAGGCAGGTGTAGAAAATATCAAACACGTCCAAATTGGATACGTTCCTGAGATTTCATATTTTGAAAGAAACAAACCAGAAGAAAGAGATATAGATATTCTTGCTTATATGTCTCCAAGTCCAAGAAGACTTGAAATTATGAATCAATTTGCGGAAGATAAGAATATTAATTTTGTTGCAGTTCAAAGTACTTACGGTGATGACAGAGACAATTTGATTAAAAGAGCAAAACTTGTGATGAATCTCCATAATCACGATAATCAAATCTTTGAGATGGTTAGAGTCACACATTTGATTCAAAATAAAGTTCCAGTTCTTGCAGAAAGAAATGCAACCACAGACTTTCCTGATTATATGGAAGGTACAGTCAATACTGCAACTTATGAAGATTATGTAAAGACTGCTTATGAACTTCTTAAAGATACTAAGAAACTTGATGAACAGGCAGAACAAGGACTAGAAATATTCAAAAAATCACCAATGGAAAACTTTTTAAAGGAGGTACTATGACTTTACTTGAATCATCTCTGAATAAAGACGGTACAGGCGGCACTGAGATTATGGGTCGTGCGTGGCAAGACCTTGTACTTCCTGCTGCTCCTGACCTTGCTGACTGGCACTGGTGTGTGATTCCCGGCGATAATGTAATTTCGCCAGATAGTTCTAATATTGTTTGGTTACATCCTCATCATCTAGAAGCAAATCTAGAACAACTGATGGACAAACAATTCCAGAAACATTTTAAGGCATATGTCTTTGTTTCTGATTGGCAGTATGAAAGATTTGGTGAACGATTCCAATTACCAATGGAAAAATGTTATGTGATTAAAAATGCAATTCATACATTTGAACCTCATAAGAAACCAGAAGGTAAATTACAACTAATGTTCCATCCAAATCCTATTCGTGGATTGGATGTTCTTCTAGAAGCAATTAAATTAATTCCAGAAGAAGATTTTGACCTTCATATCTTTCACGAATTAGATCCTGATGAAAGAAAGAAACAATATGAACAAGGACTTCAAACTTATGAGTATTCATATGTTGTACCACAAGAAGAACAGTTCCTTCGTTATTGTTTAAAACTTGCAAATGATGATAAAAGAGTTGTTCGTCATACTAGAACAAACAATTCAAAGATTCGTGAGCAATTAATGAACACTCATATCTTTGCTTATCCTGCATATTTCCAGGAAACATCCTGTATTTGTATGATTGAAGCACTTGCTGCTGGATGCTCTGTGCTTACTAGTAATCTTGCCGTTCTTCCTGAAACTGGATTGGGATTTTCTAGACATTATGGATTTATTCCTGATCGTCAAAAACACATTGAGAGATTTGCAAGAGAACTTAAAAAAACGATTACTGAATATCGAAATGGTGAGTTTGATAATACTCGACAAGTAGAAATCGTAAATAAATATTATGGATGGGATACCCGAGTACAAGATTGGGTACAATTTTCAAAAGAACTTTGGAGGAAAGGTTGATGGAAACTAAAACACTTACTTTAAACTTAATGAGTCTTTATCATTTGACTTATGATCCAAATAATGATACTGGTTATACTCTGGATCAAGTAAGACAGATGATTGAAGAACACGGTGCAGATCATGAAGTAGAAGCAACTGTAACAGTTGGTCTTAATCCTGTGAATGTTGATGCTACCGAAGTAGTTGAACCTGCACAACTTGAAGAATCTGTATAATCTATTTTAGGTGAAAAAATGAACTTTACCGTATATTCAAAAGATAGTTGCCCATACTGCTACAAAATTAAACAAGTCTTAGAGTTGACTGGAAGCAACTTTGTAGTGTATAATTTGGGAGAACATTTTACCAAAGATGAGTTTTATTCTGAGTTTGGTGAAGGTTCAACATTTCCTCAAGTCCTTTGCGATGATCAAAAACTTGGTGGATGCACTGACACAATTGAATACTTAAAAGAGAAGAAAATTGTCTAATACGAATATAAATAATGATAGCCACAAAAATCGTGGTGTTGATTTTATTTTATATGGAGGAAAAAGGAAGCAAACCTATCCATTTCACATAATATTTCAAAAGGTGGTTTGCTTTCTTAAACGGGAAGTAACCATTTATTTTGAATTTTCCTTTAAATTGAGGAAAAAATAAGTAGTTTCCCGGAGAAAAGAAATGTTGGCAACTAGTTTAGTTTTTGGTTGTTTTTTAACAATCCTATTTCTCATAGTAGGACTTTTAACTGGTTGGGTTGCTAGAGAATATATGATGAATTATCAGGATAAACCAAAACTTCATCCAGAATTTTTTGACGACAATGGAAATGTAATACCTGATGAAGTTTTAGCAGTTAGTTTTAATCCTGATTATTTCGATGACGATGAACTTGATGATGAAGAGGACTAAATAACATACAATCATTTTGGAATTTGATTTTTTATGACTACAACAACGCAAAAGAAACCCGCAAGTAATTCTAAGAAAGTTGCGGATAAGAAAACTGATAATGCCATTACAGAATTACCTGCAAATCCATTTATTTTTGAAATTCTTCAACTTACATCTAAGCAACGATCTAATGCAAAGAAAGTAGAAGTTCTTCAAAAATATAATCATCCATCTTTAAAGTCTATTTTTATTTGGAATTTTGATGAAAGTATAATTTCTATGCTTCCTCCTGGAGAAGTTCCATACGCTAGTGTAGGCGAACAAAATTCTTTTGGTGGAACCATTAGTGGTAAAATTGAGGATGCTGTAACTAAAATGCAAGAAATTGGATCAAATTCCTTAGGATCTCAAGATCAAGGATTTTCTTCCATTCGTAAAGAATATACTAAGTTTTATAATTTTGTGAAAGGTGGTAATGATGGACTAAGTTCTCTTCGTAGAGAGACAATGTTCATTAATATTCTTCAGGGACTTCACCCACTTGAGGCTGAAATTTTATGTCTTGTGAAAGATAAGCAACTTGAAACAAAGTATAAAATTACAAAAGAAATCGTATCTGAAGCTTATCCTGATATTCAGTGGGGAGGTCGTTCTTGAGTAAACTTCATGATGTAATTAAAAAAGTACAAAATACCGAAGATAAGATGGAATCTTGGACACCTGCAGAAAAAGAAACTTGTAAATCAAAATATGGATGTGATATTTTGATTCAAAATGGTTCCTATGCTGAAGTGTGTACTAAAGATGCACCAAGTGACGCATATATTGTTAAATATTTTCTTGATGATAAAATTTGTTTTGATTTGACACGAGGTTCACGAGTTCGTTTATTTGATATGTATTGGGACAAGTTTCGTGATAATTTGAAGAGTATTAGTTTTGGATATGGTAGAATAGGTCCAAAACTTTGGGGATATAAGGCACCTGAAAAGAAAAAGAGAAAGTGATTTCCCAGGGAGTCTAAAAAATTTCCCCAAAAATTTCTCACGCGATAGTTTTTATATATAGTAATGCTCTAATAAGGTCGCACTTTTAGAGAAGGGTGGAGAAATCCACCCTATTTTATTATAAATACTATTGCGACCTTAATTTAGAAGCGGATGAGAAAGTTTTATGTCTACGCATATTTGCGTGAGGATAAATATACACCCTATTATATTGGGAAGGGATGTGGTAAAAGATGCTATCATAAAAGGGGAAAAAATTGCAATCCTCCAAAAGATAGAAGTAGGGTAATTATTGTAAAAGATGATTTGTTAGAAGAAGATGCGTTTAGTCTTGAAAAGATATTAATAAATTTTTGGGGAAGAAAATGTGATGGTGGAATTCTTTTAAATATTTCTCCCGGAGGAAGTGCTCCTCCAATTGGTAATGGTAGCAATCTTTTTTTATATAGTAAAGAAAGAAAAATAAAAGGAAGTAAAATTCATCCAGCAAAAAAAGTTATTATTGGCGGGGTTGAATATATTTCTTTAAAACAAGCATCTGAAATTTTAAATATTAATCATTCAACTTTATCTAAAAGAGTTAGAATGGGAAAAGATTTGGATGTTCCAATTAAAAAAGTAAGTAAAATTTTAGTTTTAATTAACGATGAAGAATATTCCGTTAAAGATGCTGCTCAAATTTTAAATATTTCTTCTCATACTTTGAGGGCAAAAATATCAAGAAATCATCCATCGATTAAATATAAAAAAATTTAATAATATACATTTTAGTGTAAATTAATACACTATTGACTAAATATTATTAGGTGTGTTATATTACCACCATCGTTCATCCTCATTAAACAGGACGCAAGTAGGACGACGCGGAACGCAATATCGTTCATTCGCTATTTCAGAATAGCGAACGGAAACGCCGCCCAAAGGAACGGGAATTAAAAATCTCATTTCTTTAGGAGAATTTCAATGAATAAAACCGTTTATAGAGGTGTCCCCTACGACACCGAAGTTCGTCGCCAGCAACAACAGCAGGCACAGCAACAACCTCAACAATACAACGAAACCTATCGCGGTGTTAAGTTTGTAAAGGAGGCAAAGTGATGAAAAAACTTAATGTTCTTCAACTGATCAAAGATCAAAAACAAAAAGAAGATCGTCGTCATAAAGCACTCCTTGTAAATGCAGGAGCAAAATAATGCTAGTTATGGCACAAATAGCAGTATCATCTGCAGCTTTAATTGCACTTTTGTCATTGTACATACAGTTTATTTACAAGTAAATTAAACTTTGAGGGGGGGATTGACTTCCCCCCTTTTTTTATGTAAAATACTGGAAACCCTCACATGTATGGATGGATAGAGAAAAAGTAAAACTAATTGTTCGCAATCTTGAATTGCTTGTAGATTCTCTAAAGGCAGAAATCTATTCTGATGTTAAATCATGCAAATATGATGACATCAAACCAAAATACCTTGATTACGACGAAATTTTTGAAGAGGATAATGACTAATAGAGCAAAGGAACTTGTAAAACTGCTTGAGAGACTTACTAAACAAGATCATCTTTATAGTGGAGAACAACTCAAGGAAATGAAATCACAATTGCGAGTAGTTAAGCAAGAACTCGCAGAACTGGAAGCAAAAACAACAAAAGGATTTGGAAAGAAATGAAACCAATTAAATCAAAGGATCTTCTTGAACTTGACAAGCATCTTGAAGTAGTAAAACTTCAAGGTTATCCAATCCCAGAGCAAGTTATTTGGCAAGCGGGAAAGGGGGATTATTCTGAAGTTCCCATTCACCATGTAAAAGTTCCTTCTAATCAGGAATGTGGTGAATGGATTGTTGAGCAACTACTTGCAAATGAGCGTGGTCATTGGGGTCCTATTGAACACCCTGCCATTACTTTTTCAGTAGCGGGTTTTGTTCATAATGTAATTGTTCAGGCACGAACTCATCGTATTGGTACTTCTTGGGATGTTCAATCCCAGCGTTATACTGGTAAGCGTGTAGTAAAGGTTTCTAAAGGTGAACTTCCTATTGAAGAAGTCTTCTACGTGCGTCCTGTAGGGTTCTATACCAATCGTAAGGGTAAGAAGTATGAATGGACTGAAGAACACCGTCAACGCAAACTAGAGCGTATTCTAAATGAGTGTGAGGAGTATGCTGAGTATTATGAACAGGGAATGTGTGAAGAACATATCCGTGACTACCTACCACAAGCAATTCGTCAGAACTTTGTAGTAACTTTTAATCTACGCTCTGTTCTTCACTTCATGGACCTTCGTTCAAAACTTGATGCTCAAATTGAGATTCAAGCATTGTGTGATGCTTTCATTCCCGAACTTCAGAAGTGGGCACCAAACGTTTGGAAATATTATGAAGAAAAAAGGTTGAAGAAAGCAAAACTGTCTCCATAAATAATTCCGCCTGAAGTTGACTGCAATCTCTACGGGTAGGAGAGTAGAAATACTCTCCTTTAAATTATAAATATTAATGCAGTCAACTAAAGAGCAGTTATGGTAAATCCTAACAGATTTTATACTTACGCTTATTTAAGAGAGGATAGAACTCCTTATTACATAGGTAAAGGTAATGGAGATAGAGTTTATAGAAAAAGACAAAAGGGAGTTAACCCACCAAAAGACAAATTCAGAATAATCTTATTAAAACAAAATATTTCAGAAGAAGAAGCATTCAAGCACGAAATCTATATGATTGCTGTTTTTGGTAGAAAAGATTTAGGAACTGGTATTCTTCATAATAGAACTGATGGGGGTGAGGGAATGTGTGGATATAAACATTCCGAAGAAACTAGAAAAAAAATTGGAGAAATTGGTAAAGGTAGAAAATGTAAAGATGAAACTAGAAAAAAATTAAGTAAAGCAAGTAAAAATAGAGTTTGTAGTGAGGAAACTAGAAAAAAATTAAGTGCATCGAAGACTGGCAAAAATAATCCTATGTATGGAAAAACTCCATCCAAAGAAACTAAAATAAAAGCAAGTAAAGCGAATAAAGGAAATAGTGCTTGTGGTTGGAATAAAGGTAAAAAAATGAAACCCTTTAGTGAAGATCATAAAAGAAAAATAAGTGAATATGCTAAAAATAAAAGTGAGGAACATAGAAAAAAATTGAGCGAATCTTCAAAAGGTAGAATATCTCCTAATAAAGGTAAAAAAATGAGTGAAGAACATAAAAGAAAAATAGGTGAAGCAAATAAAAAGAGATGGGAAGAAAAAACAACCTATTTAAATCTTAATAAATAAATTATCTTGAATTCGTAACTTTATGCCTACATATCGCTTTGAAAATACGGAAACTGGAGAAATATTTGAGAAATGGATGCTTATGGCAGAAAAAGAACCATATCTCAAAGAAAATCCTCATCTTAAACCACTTATACCAACACAAATGAATGTTGGTGAAGTGGGCGATTGGAAAAATAAATTAATTAATAAGCACCCAGATTGGAATACTGTTCTGGATCGTGCAAGTAAAGCACCAAAATCAACCGTAAAGAAAATTTAATGGCAAGAAAAAACAGAAGAGCAGATCAACCAATTGGGGTTGGTCTTACTACTCGTCAAATGAAGCGTAGAAAACCATTAAGTAGTGAGTATCTGATAGATATCGATCCTCTTACAGAAAATCAAAGAAAACTTTTTAATTCGTATTCTGAAGGTAAGCATCTTGTTGCTTATGGGTGTGCTGGAACTGGTAAAACATTCATCACGCTCTACAATGCACTAAGAGACGTTCTTGATGAAAGAAGTCCTTATGAAAAGGTTTATATTGTAAGATCTTTAGTTGCTACTAGAGAGATTGGTTTTCTTCCAGGTTCTCATGATGACAAGGCAGACATTTACCAAATTCCTTATAAGAATATGGTAAAGTATATGTTCCAAATGCCTAGTGATGCTGACTTTGAAATGCTCTATGGAAATCTGAAATCTCAAGAAACAGTTAAGTTTTGGAGTACTTCATTCCTTAGAGGAACAACTCTTGATAACGCAATCGTAATTGTTGATGAGTTCCAAAACGCAAATTTTCACGAATTATGTTCTATCATTACTCGTGTTGGTGAAAACTGTAAAATTATGTTTTGTGGAGACGCAACTCAAAGTGATCTTATAAAGACAAATGAAAGAAATGGTGTTATTGACTTTATGAAAATTCTTAGATCTATGCCTTCTTTTGATATTATTGAATTTGGTATAGATGATATTGTTAGATCTGGGTTAGTTCGTGAATTTATTATCGCCAAAGAAACTTTGGGTCTTTAATAATGGTATTGATGAAAAACTTATAACAATTGACGAATCCATACCTATGGGATATAATAAAGGAAGAGTGAGGTCTTAATGTTCAATCATATTGATATTGAATTACCCAAACTTGAAAGAACTACAATTGATGGGGTAAGATATTATGAAGTTCCTGATAATGGGGAACTACTAAAATTAGTTTCAATTACTTCTGTAACTAGTCACAAAAATCGCCAGTTTTTTGCAAACTGGCGTAAAAAAGTTGGGGAAGAAAAAGCAAATAAAATAACCAAACAAGCAACTAGTCGCGGTACTGATATGCATAGTTTGGTTGAAAATTATCTTTATAACATTCCAAAACTTCCAGAAGTCCAGCCTTTGTCAGAATTCTTATTTAAAATCGCTAGACCAGAATTAAATAAGATAAATAATATTTACGCTCTCGAAGGTTCTCTATACAGTAAAGTTCTTGGAATAGCAGGAACAGTAGATTGTATTGGAGAGTTTGATGGAGAATTGGCAATAATTGACTTTAAAACATCAAAAAAACCAAAGCCCAAAGAATGGATTGAACATTATTTTGTTCAATGTATGGCATACGGGGCAATGTTTTACGAATTAACTGGAATTCCAATTAAAAAACTTGTAGTTATTATGGCTTGCGAAAATGGAGAATGCGTCGTTTATGAAGAAAAAGACAAATCAAAATACATCAAACTCCTCACTGAATACATTAGAGAGTTTGTTAGAGATAGACTGGAACTCTATGGAACAAAATAAAGAACTAGAACAAGTAATTCAGGATAAGTTTCTTACTCCATCAAGATTTGCGATGGAAATTGAAAAGATTGTAATTGAAGAAAATCTCAATTATATTGATAGCATCGTGCATTATTGTGAAATCAATGGTCTTGAAATTGAATCCGTAACGAAACTCATTTCAAAACCATTGAAGGAAAGACTCAAAAATGATGCAATTAATTTGAACTTTATGAAGAAAACTTCCCGTGCTCGTTTGCCTATCTAATGGTGACGCCTTATCAAGTTTATACGGAGTATCTCGCCTTAAAATCGCACTTTACTAATAAAAACTACGATTATTTCAAATATAATAAAAAAGTTCGTGCTTCAATAACATCATTTAACCGCCGGACCGATAAATATTGGTTCGAAAAGACAAGTCGCAAATATAAGGATGAAGAAATTGTTGATTTCTTTGTCTCCAACTTCGTTCAATCAGAAAGTAACTCTAACATATGGATTGGTTCTTTAATAAACGAAGGAGAAAAAGTCTATTCGGAGTGGAAAAAACGCCAACAGAGTTTGAGTTACTTGTTCAAAGAACAGTCAACGGAATTATTCTCAGAAACAGAATTAGAGAATGTATTCAAGTGTTGCAAAGGTCATCCACCAGTTCTCAAAAAGTTTCTAAGCGGGAAACTATCCTTAGAAACCTTCATAATTTACGAAAGAATCTTCCAATTTGCAAAAGATTTTGATAAGAAACTGATTGACCCAGTGTGGGAAACCGTAAGTATGAAGATCAAGAAGTATTCTCCATTTTTACTACATATTAATATACTCCAATACAAAAAAATTTTACGGGATATTATAAATGAGTAGATTTTTTGACTCAGAATTGATTCAACAAGAACTTAAAGAAATTAATGAACTTCAAGAATTTCTTTATGGGAGTATCTTATCTTTCGGTATAATGTCCCGTGAAGATAAATTGGAGCATATTGAAAAAATGACTCAACTGCTTGAAAAACAGCAGATTATGTATACTCGTCTTTCTCTTTCTGATGATCCACAAGCGATTGAAATGAAAGAGAACCTTAGGAAATCAATTGCCATTATGGGATTTCCGCCAGAAACTGATATTGGAATGTTATTTTCAAGTATGAGTAAAACTATTGAGTCTCTCAGAAAGTATCTTGACTGATTGAGTCATCCTTGCTATAATATCTAAGTCAATCCCCCGAATCCAAAACTATCCGAGGTAATCTAATGGGCTTTGCCGATCTTAAAAAACAATCAAAACTTGGTTCCTTGACTGCTAAACTAGTCAAGGAAGTAGAAAAAATGAATACTACTGGAGGATCTTCTGATGATCGTCTCTGGAAACTAGAATGCGATAAAAGTGGCAATGGATATGCTGTAATTCGCTTCCTACCCGCACCTGAGGGAGAAGATCTACCTTTTGTAAAGGTATACTCTCATGCTTTCCAAGGTCCTGGTGGTTGGTATATTGAGAACAGTCTTACCACTCTGGGACAAAAAGACCCTGTATCTGAGCACAATACTCTACTCTGGAACAATGGCACTGATGCAGGTAAAGAACAAGCACGTAAGCAGAAGCGTAAACTAACTTATGTTAGTAATATTTACGTTGTAAAAGATCCTGTCAATCCAGAGAACGAAGGTAAAGTATTCCTTTAATTTTTAAAGAGGCATATAGTAGTAATACTATATGAAAACCAAGTGAATTGCTGGAAACTCTTGTTAGGTAAACTGACTAAAACAGATTCACTGTGAAAGAAAACTGTTCTTTTATAAATAGTTTTATATAAAAGAACACATATGAATAAATTGTACTGTGATTTAGATGGAAAATACTATTCTAAAGTGGGAATAGTTCGAATAATAAAAAAATTCGGATTAGAACCAAAAAATTATTATGATGAACACTTTAAACTAAATTCTGAAGGCATATGTCCTAACTGTGGAAATTTTACAAAATTTACAAAATTTTCTTATCGTAAGTTTTGCAATTCTAAGTGTTCTTCTCAGTATAATAAAAATGCTGAGAAAATGTGGAAAAATTCTTCTGAGGAGGATAAGAAATCCATAGTAAGTAAAATGTTGAATACTCGGTTTTCAAATAATTCAAAAGAAGATATTGAAAAGAAAAGAGTAGCAACTTTACTTAAAAATACAGGATTTTCCTCTTACTCTGAATTTATTTCGCATCATAAAAAAGAATGGTACAAAAGTTTAACTGAAGAAGAATATAATCAATTCTTCGACAATATAACTAAGTCTAGAAATCAATACAAATATCATATGTATACACTGAATGGTATACAGGTTCGCACTCAGGGATATGAAAAATATGTCCTTGATGTTCTAACCAAGTATTTTGACAATACAAAAATTAAAGTAGATAGTAAAATATCAATAAGATATAAAGATACTAACGGAAAAACAAAACGTTATTATCCAGATATCATAATAGATAATTTACTTTTTGAAGTTAAATCTTCATATACTTTAAAAATACATAAAAATAATGTATTGTTAAAAATGGAAGCATCTAAAAATGCAGGATACATACCATTTCTAGTTGTATGGGAACCTAAAGAATCTGAAATGTGTAAAAACAGTTTAATAGAGACAATCAGCAGCCAAGACCTATCACAGAAGGTAAGGTTCAACGACTATCCGTTTATCGGAGTAGGTTATAAGCAAATGATAACCGAAGTGCTTGGAATCCATTCAAATGGATTATGATATAGTCTGTTCTATATTGAGAAATATAGCTGAATAAGATCGGGATTGGACTTGCGAACCAATCTGAACATAAAGTTTAAATACGGTAAAAAAATCTTTGACAAACTTACTGCCGCAATGCAACCCGAGTTTGAGGATGAAGAAGCAATTGATCCCTTTGACTTCTGGAAGGGTGCTAACTTCAAACTGAAAGCGAAGAATGTTGCTGGTTATCGTAACTATGATTCTAGTGAGTTTGCTTCTGCTGGTGCTCTTCTTGATGATGACGATGAACTTGAAGCAATCTGGAAGCGTCAATATTCTCTTGCTGAATTTGTTTCTCCCGATCAGTTCAAATCTTATGAAGAACTGAAAAAGCGTCTTGATTATGTTCTTGGTAACAAAGGTACTCCACGTTATCAAGATCCTGAAGTTGAAGATGAAGAGGACTATCGTGGTCCTGCTCCAAGTCTGGACGAAGACCTTCGCACTGAACTCAACAATCTTCAACCCACTCGTCGTGTTGCGGTTGATGAAGATGATGAGGACGCTGATGATACGTTGCAATATTTTGCTCGCCTTGCCTCAGACGACTGATTCTGTGCTATAATACTGGGGAGGCAATGGTCTCCCCCTTTTTTATGAAATCTGATTATCATATTGACCGAATCACAAAGAAGCAGGCAGAAGAACTTCTTTTAACCCATCATTATCTTAAAGATTTTTCTAAGGGATACAAATCTGGATATAACTATGGTTTGTTTAAAAAGAATGATTTTTCACCTTTGAATATTGGTGGTCCTGTGGGGGTCGTAATTTTTACTGGATTGTCAGTCCCAGAAATCGCAAAAGGAGCATTTGGACTTGAAAGAAATCAACAATAAGGACTTTTTGAACTTTCACGACTTTGTATACACCCTGGAACTCAGCAAGAAGAATACAATATTACTTCCTGGTTTGTATCCCGTTGTATCAAACAACTACGCAAAGAAACAATCGTTAGGGCTATTATTTCTTATGCTGATTCAGATTTTCACAATGGTACTATTTACCGTGCTTGTAACTTTAAATATTGTGGACTTACTGACCCCAAAAAAGATTTTTACTATTCTGATGGAACCAAACATTCAAGAGGTAAAGTAAAAGGTGCCGAGGGAGAATGGAAAGAACGCTCCCGCAAGCACCGTTATGTTATGATGTTTGATAAAACTTTAAATCTTTTATGGATTTAGTGAATTTATATTTTTAATTTTTTATCAATTTATCGTTTATATATTGAGATGACTCACTATAAGTCATCTCTTTTTTTATGTCAGTTAAAACTTGTTGTAAGTATATTGGTTTTAGAACATAGATGACTCTTTTTTTATTATTTTTATCAACCTCATATTCATAATTGGTAATTCCAACCACAGGGTTTAGTGTTTGCAATTTATCTAAAGGGTTAGGAATGGTAAAGTTAGAATCAACAACTTGACCCTTAGGGAGTATTAGTCTATCTTGAGAATCTTTTACCTCAATAGTTTCATAATGGTGAATTGAATTCAATTCATTACCATAGATATTTTCTGCGTAAAGATAAAGTTGTTGATCTGATAATGGCCATTGATCTCTGATTTTTGTGATTCCAGCAGTGACTAAGACAACCCAGTCATATTGGGAACTGCCATATAATTCTTCTGCGACCGTATCTGGTCTAGCACCATCTACTATTTCATACTTATTAAAAATAGTAAAAACATTTTTCAAATCATCACGAAGTTTAACTCTACGAAATAAATTTTTTACAAGTAAATATTCGTTAGAAGATTTTTTGCTTGATAAAAATGACTCATACTCTAAATTTGGTAACTCTCTGAAATAAGACATTAGTAACCTACTCCTTCTCTACCTTCTGTAGTATTATCATATTCTTCAGCATAAATTGGGGACAGTTCTTGGAATTGTAATGTCATCTGCATATGAACTGGTGTTGCATCTGGATAACTTGCATATTGAGCAGATCCATTATAATTAACACTCATCTGGGTTAAAGCACAAGGTTTAAATCGATGTAAAAATGGGTGTTGTTTTCCACCACTCATGTATTGTAATTTAAAAATATTAGGTGCTTTAACGAAAAGTCCGTTACCATTTTTTTCTGGAGTTCCTTTTTTTGGAGTCATATTTTGCTTGAAAGTTCTGATTATTTTTTTAATCATATCACTTTCTGATTTTGATCTAGGAACCATATCAAAAGTAAATTGGAATGCAGGTCTCATGGTTACACCATTAAATAATAATTCAACATTTTGATTGAAAACTTGTCCAGTATTTCTAGAAATAATTTGATTTATGTCTCCTTGACCCAATGCTGCCTGTAATCCTGCGGCAGCTGCTCCTGCTGCCAGACCTTGTTGACCCTCTCCAGTTGCTACTGCAGATCCAACTTTTTCAAAAAACTTATTTCCAGATTGAAGTATAGATGCTACAATATTCGAACTTAAAACTGCATCCGCTCCAGCAGATGTTAAACTAGCCGATATTGGATTCATATTTCCAGAAACCCAATCTGCAGCATTATTATCTTGAATATTCGCTGGCATTGGAAGTATAATAGTTTCTATAACAGTTTTTACACTTGCCAATGCCTGCTCTGTTGTCCCTAATGCAAATCCTTCACCAATCAAATCAAGTCCGGGTGCTTTATATTCTAATATTTGGATTTTAAAATAATCATCTTGACTTCCAATATGTTTAATTGGATATCTCAAAGAAGATTGTTGGAGGGCCATTTATTTTTTTAACTATTTATTGTTAGTTTTGTACTAATTTTCCGTATGGAATTCTTAGTAGAATTGAAAATTCATCTCTGCTTAATTCATACAATCCGCTAACTAATCGATCTCCATCTTGAGTATTATATTGTCTGTATTTTCCAAGATGAAAATTATAACCTTTAAATCCTCTTGGTAATAAACTATCAACAATAATTAATGGGTATCTATCATAACGAATTCTTGGAGTTTTAGCATAATAAACATAAGTATAATATCTTCCAGGAACAGGAGGAAGAGGTACTTCACTTCCACTAAGTCTGGACAATATTTCATTCATGAGTTCATCGGGGTTTTCTACTCCTAGTAAAGATTCTTTTAATTCTGTAAGACTTTTTGATTTACTTTTGCTATAAGTAGGACCTTTAACTCTTCTAGGAAGTTTTGGATTTGCTTCAATATACTCAATATCAACTTTAATGATATTGATAAGTTGTTGCTTAGTTAATTTTTCATATCCTCCAAGTTTTCCTTTTCCACTTGCTGTCTGATAATAAGGATTATATTCCTTAGCAATTTCTGCTAATTCTTTTTGAGTATATTGATCTAATGGTTTTTCGTATCCTGTGAGTGCCATTACTTGATATCTTTGATAAATTTTCCACCTTTCTTAAGAATATAATATCTAGAAAGTCCCGTCTGGTTTATTGCTTCGGTCATAGACTTATATATTTTATTATTGTATTCTATCGATTTAGCAGCATAAGATTGGTTTTTCATAAATTCACTATGTCTTTTATGCTTTTCTTTATCAGTTCTATTTCTTTCTGCCATTTTTTTTAAATTTTTACTATAGTAAGATTTTGGTCTTGGATTATTTTTTAATTTTTCTTTCCAAGTATTTGATTGCTTTTGTCTTACTTCTTCCGGAATTTTTTTTCCTTTTAAACTTATTTTATTTGCTTCTCCTATTTTTTTCTTTGTTTCTTCATTTAAAATTCTTCCAGAAACACCGTCACCACCATTGGTTTTATTGTGAAGAATACCTGTTTTTAAATCTTTTCTTCCAAATATAAAAATCATATAAATTTCGTGTTTGAATGCTTCTTCCTCTGTTAGATTTTGTTTTAAAAAGATTATTCTTGATATATTTTTTGGTTGGTTTATATTTCTTTGTTTGGATTTAATTCTATCTTCTTTACCTTTACCAATATAATATGGAGTACCGTCTTCTCTTAGATAGGCATATGTATAATATATTTTTATCTGGTTTTATTTTCAATTTTTATTATTTATAACTAAAAAAGTTCATTCTCAGTAATGACTTTAAACTCATATCCACGATCAGCACACCATTCTTTTGCTGCTCCCCATTTTGCTTGATTTTTGGCGTACTCATAGACTTCACTAATATATCTTTTTGTTTGTCTCTTGGGTTTGGATGGTGGAACAGTTTGTTTTGACGGTTTAATTTCAATCATATATTTTTTGATAGTACCATTAGATTCTCTGACTTTAATTAGAAAATCGGGGTAGTACCGGTGGGGTTTCCCGTCCACTGGAGATTTATACCACACAAACATTTCTTCACTGGAATATTCTAAAATATTTTCGTTCATATCACAATAATAAAGAAATTTTCTTTCCCAACTTGATCTATAATATATTTCGCAAATATTTCCTTTGTATTTTTCAGGATTTGCTGGTTTATATTTTCCCTGTAAAAATTTTTTTCTACTCATATTTTTTCCACCCTTTATGACTTTTATTTCTTCCAGCAACTACTTGTTGTAAGCAACCAATGCTTAAATTATTGTCTTTTGCAAATTTAGTAAGATTTTTAATTTCCACTACTTTTCCAGTTGGATCTATTAACTTATATTCTTTACTATTTTTTTCAGATATTTTCTTTTTTATTTCATCTGAAATTTTTTTCCCTTTATTAGGACTTGTGTTATTTTCATAATATTTTTTTATATTTACACTCATTTTTTCTCTGGTTTCTTTATTGTGGGTTTTTCCATACATTGGATTTAGTTTTCCAAATCTAGCACTGCCATACATACCATTTTTTTCACCACAATTTATCCTAGAGTTTCTGAAATTTTCATCTGTTTCATGTAAAAATTTTGTCCGTTCACCTATCATTTTTCTAACTTCTTCTGTATGTGTTTTTCCATAGAACCCATTTTTATAACCACTACATCCACCATCATTATCACTTGTGAAAAACTCTTCAATAATTTGCTCACTTCCTAGATTGAAAATTTCATTAAGTTTTTTTGTGCTAAATTTATAATAAATTCTTTTCATATTGAAGATATTTTTATTCCATATTATTTATAATTAATATTTCCCCTTATAAGACATCTAAATAACTATACTAAACGCTCATAATAGGTATTTAGAGTGGCAACACCACGTAGAATATCGGATATTAGACCACTATTTACTAATCTTGCACAAACTTCTCATTATGAAGTAAAGTTTGGAGGTTTACCAAATCAATTAAAATCATACTTAGGTCGAAGAGGAATTACCGAAAGATTTATTACTGAAGATGCTGGGTTGCTATGCAATAATGCAGTTTTACCGACAACACAACTAGCAACTGCAGAAATATCAGGTAACTATATTGGTATTACTGAAACATTTGCACATCGTAGAGTATATCAAGATATAAGTCTTGAGTTCTATGTGGATAAAAATTATAAAACATTAAAGTTTTTAGAACATTGGATGGAATTCATTGCAAGTGGATCTACAAATCCAATTGATGGTATTAATCAACCAATTAATGGGAACGTTGATGTGGGATACTTTGCAAGAATGCAATATCCTGAATACTATAAATCTAATCAAACTAGAATTATAAAATTCGATCGTGACTACCAACAAGAAATAGAATATACTTTTATAGGATTATATCCATACAGCATTGCTTCTATCCCAGTTTCCTATACACAATCTGATGTGATGAAAATGCAAGCAACATTTAAAATAGATCGTTATGTAATTGGAAAATCTTATAGTATTGATTACTACAGAGAAACTGCAAATAACATTCAACCTGCACAACCCAATCTACCTGTACAAAGTTCTGAAAAAGTTCAAAAACCATTATTAGTTCCAAGATCACCTGGATCTATACCATCAAATGGAGTTGAATTTTTACCTAATAATAAATCATTATATGAGTCACTTTATGGTAATAAATAATCCTAACTGACTTATAGGTTGATATGCCATTACCAAAAATTGAAACTCCATCATATAGTTTAGAAATTCCATCTCTTAAAAAAGAAATTAAATATAGACCCTTTCTTGTTAAAGAAGAAAAGATTCTAATCATTGCACTGGAAAGTGAAGACTCTAAACAAATTGCTGATGCTGTTAAAAATGTTATTAGCAATTGCATCTTGACAAAAGGAGTAAAAGTAGATCAACTTGCTATTTTTGACATTGAGTATTTGTTTTTAAATATTCGTGGGAAATCTGTTGGAGAAACTGTTGACGTTTTAATTACCTGTCCAGATGATCAAAATACTCAAGTTCCAGTTAGCATTAATCTTGATGATATAAAAATTAATATCAGTAAAGAACATTCTAGAGATATTAAAATAGATGATAATTTAACTCTAAGAATGAAATATCCTTCAATGAAGGAATTTATTAAGACTAACTTTGAAAATAATTTTGATATAAGTGTTGATGATACTTTTGATTTGATTCTATCATGTATCGAACAAATTTATAGTGAAGAAGAATCTTGGTCAGCATCAGATTGTACGAAAAAAGAACTTTCCGATTTCATTGAGCAATTAAGTCCAAAAAAATTCAAAGAAGTTGAAAAATTCTTTGCAACGATGCCTAAACTTTCTCATAAAATCAAGATTAGAAATCCAAACACAGATGTTGAGAGTGAAGTTCTACTGGAGGGACTAACAAGTTTTTTCGCCTAGCGATGGCTCATGAAAATCTTGAGTCATACTATAAAACTAATTTTTCTCTCATTCAACATCATCACTGGTCTTTAACTGAAATAGAAAATCTTGTACCATGGGA